TATGTTAGATACAATGACCAGAAGTAAATTATTAGAAGCAAAAAGATTAGAAACTGAAGCACTTGCAGCTAGTTTGAATGGAACTCCTTTATCAATTTACATAGGATAAAATAATGCCATTATTTCACGGAACCAGAGATGCAGGACTTGTTCATAAGTTTAATATGGAACTTATTGCGGATATAATTGATACAGAAGTTGCTGTTTACAAACTTTCATTGGAAAATACAAAAACAAACATATACAATGAGTCGGACAAAAAGATTTATCATAGTCCTATAAAAGTTCCGTCATTGATAGATTATCAAGCACAGGCATATGAAGGAACTGAATTTGGACAAGATTACCAACAGGCGGCAAACTTTGCATTTATACGAGAGTATTTGAAAGAGGTTGAAATTTTTATAGAAGTTGGTGATATTATTGAATATAATGGCGATTATTGGGAAGTTGATGCAATTCAAGAAAATCAATTCTTTGGTGGAAAAAATCCAGATTATTCATTTGCTACAGAAAAATGGGGACATAATGTTTCTATTGTAGCTAATACACACTTAACAAGAAGGTCAAGAATACATATAGAGGAATTTAGACCTCAAATAATAAACGATGGCAATGATTTGCCAGGTAACATATAATGCGTAATTCAATTAAATATAGAAAACCCCCAATCAGTAGAACACATGATAGTTTTATTGATAATAAAAATTTAAAGGCAAATCCAATATATGACATTGGAAGTAATAGACATCGTGAAGTTCGTAGAGATAAAGATAAAGTTCGCAGTTTTGGAATTACATTATATGACATTGATTATGCCATAAAAAATTTTATAGATAAAAAAATACAATTGAACGTTGAAGATAACGGTGAATTTATCACAGTTCCAACAATATATGCTAATGCAGAAAAATGGGCATCAATACAAAAAGATGGTTTCTTAAAAGATAAAAAAGGAAAAACAATAGTCCCATTGATTACATTTAGACGGTCTGCTGTTACAGTAAAAAATGAACTTCGTAGAAACAAAGTTGCGAATCAATATCATGTGTCTTATGCTATTAAACAAAAATACAATACACTCAATCCATATGATAAATTTAGCAATTTGTATAGTGCAAATAAATCAAGTGAATATTTTTTAACCCCAATTCCAGACTATGTTGATGTAACTTATGATTTCATAATTTGGTGTGAATATCAAAATCAATTAAACTATGTCATAGAAAATTTTATTTATTTTGGTGGTCAATCATTTGGTGATAAAAATTATTTTAAGTTTGCTACTCATGTTGATGGGTTTACGATAGAAGATAACAATACAACAGGACAAGATAGGACTGTTAGGGCATCTTTTCAACTGTTGGTGCATGGATATTTGCTTCCAAAAGAAGTTGCAATGCAAACTACAACAAAGAGAATTGTTGGACCAAATCAAGTAAAGTTAGTTGATAGAACAGTAAGTAGTGATTTTTTTGATGATTACAACCGAATTGTATTTAGACCAATAGATGAAGATGTTACCGAAGAATCAAAAGAGAGGGATCGTAAAGAGAAAAAATTTACAGATATATCGTTAAATAATTCGCCAGGAGTATATCCAGACGAAATTGATTGATATTTATATGAGTAATTTAACAATAATTAATTGAGGTTTTTTATGTCTAGTTTTAGTGAAAAGTCATCGGATGATTTAGTTTTGCCAAATGATTCAGTAACAGAAAATAATAAAAATTCTACGGATGAAAAAATATCGAAAGAATTTAATGATTCTGATATTGAAAGGGTAAAAGATTTACAGTCTGCTTACGCAATCACAACTGCTCAAATTGGTCAAATTGAAATTGAGTTACATCTACTTAATAAAAGATTGGATCAAGTAAAACAAATTAGAGAAGATTTGTTTACAAAATATTCTAATTTACAAACCGAAGAAACGGATTTGGTTAAATCATTAAATGAAGAATATGGTGATGGTGTTTTAGATTTGGATTCTGGCAAATTTATATCAACTGAATGATAGTTTTGATTTTTTGCACGATATTTATATGCAGATTTCATTCTATAATTTTACGGAGATAATAAGTGGCAACTGAAAGAATAATAAGTCCTGGTGTGTTTACCAATGAAAAAGATTTATCCTTCCTCCAAACAGGAGTGGGAGCCATTGGTGCTGCACTTATAGGACCTACAATTAAGGGACCGGCCTTTGTACCGGTTGCAGTGAGCAGCTATCAAGATTTTGTTGCTCAGTTTGGTAGTTTGTATGAACAATCTTACCTTCCATACACTGCAAAAAGTTATTTAAATAATGCAGGTGGTGCTACCATTGTTAGAGTATTAGGATCTGGTGGATATATGCTTACTCATCCTCTTGCTCTCGTTGCAACAGGTTCATGGGGTAAAAAGTTAATATCATTTTTACATCCAACATTTGCTATTGGAAATGATGATGATGAAAGTATGTTTGCAAAATCCACATTAACATCAAATAATAGTGGTAGTTTTGTACTGACAATATCAGGTGGCATGGAAACAGACCAATCAACATTTACCAATGCTTTGGATCAAAATGGTGAAGCTTTTAGTTCATCAATAGATCCAAATAATGCATCTTTTATAGGAAATCTTTTTGGATATAACCCTTACGGAACAAATGCAGTTTACAATTATGTTTGTTTCACACAACAGGCATCTGCATCACTTGCTGCCGATGCTGCAACAACGTTAATAATTGAAAGTGGTTCTTTAAATTCACCACAATGGGATTTTACAGACGATTATTTGGCTGCACAAACACCTTTTGTTACTTCACAAAAAGTTGGTGCAAATACAATAGACTTATTTAGGTTTGAAACTATTTCTCATGGTTGTCATTCCAATTATGAACTTAAAGTTGGTGTTTCTAACATTCGTCCTGCTGGAACAATTGCAGGTTCAGAATATGGTGACTTTGATATTGTTGTACGATATGTTGATCAATCTAAACTTCCTCAAACACCATATGGATGGCAAGACGAAGATATAAGACCTGCAACAATTGAATCGTTCAAATGTACTCTTGATCCAAATTCTCCAAGATATATTGCTCGTGTAATTGGTGATAGATATGTAACAATTACCGATGAAGGTAAAGTTGTAGTAAATGGTGATTATTCAAATAAATCAAAATTTATTAGAGTTGAAGTAACAGAAGCTGTTAAGAATGGTGCAGTATCTCCTAATTTAGTACCATTTGGTTTCCGTTCTTTGACAACTCCAATTCCAAGTGGATTTACTCAACCTGCTGCTGCAACTTATGTAAGTTCACAAACAATAGGATCTGCATACAATAAGAGAGTTTATTATGGATTTAGTTATGATTTCTCCAACACGGATAATTTTAATTATTTAAGACCACTTCCTGTTGCTTCTAATCGTTCAACTGGATCTAATGTAGACTTCTATTTGGGTGATTACACACAACATGCTGCTGCTAATTTTCCAACTCCAACTAATCCGTATAGTGGATCAATTACTTTAACAAGTAATACTTCTATTGATACTCGTAAGTTTATGATTCCGTTTCAGGGAGGATTCGATGGTCACAAGCCAAATCTTCAAAAGAAAACAGGAACACATATGTTGGCTTCTAATACACAAGGATTTGACCTTTCAAATCAGGGAGCAAGTGGATATGCTGCTTACAAAAAGGCGCTAGACACAATTTCAAATGCTGATGAATTTGATGTAAACATGGTTGTAACTCCTGGTGTTATACATTCTCTACACTCTGGTATTACATCTTATGCCTTTGAAATGTGTGAAGCTCGTGGCGATGCTTTCTATGTAATGGATTCAGTTGGATATGATGATAATATAACAACTGCGGTTTCTGCAATGGAAGGTTTAGACACAAACTATGCCGCAACATATTATCCTTGGGTTAAGATTGTTGATTTGGATAGAAACAAACCAGTATGGGTTCCCCCATCAGTTGTTCTTCCTGGTGTTATTGCGTTCAATGACCGTGTTGCAGCTGAATGGTTTGCGCCTGCTGGTTTGAATCGTGGTGGTTTGACAGAAGTAATTGAAGTAAAAACACGTTTGACACAAGCCGAAAGAGACCAATTATACGAAGGTAGAATAAATCCAATTGCAGTATTTCCTGCATCTGGTGTCTGCGTATGGGGACAAAAAACATTGCAAGGTCGCCCATCTGCTCTTGACCGTATCAATGTTCGCCGTCTCTTGATTGCTGCTAAGAAGTTTATTGCTTCCTCCACAAGATACCTTGTGTTTGAACAAAACACATCACAAACAAGAACTCGCTTCTTGAACATTGTGAACCCATATCTTGAATCTATACAACAACGTCAAGGTTTGTACGCCTTCCGTGTTATCATGGATGAAAGTAATAATACGCCAGATATTATTGACCGTAACATTCTTTACGGACAACTTTATCTACAACCTGCAAAGACTGCTGAATTTATCATTCTTGATTTCAACATTCAATCAACAGGTGCGGCATTTCCAGGTGCTTAATTGATATAAAAAGGGGAGATGAAATACTCTCCCCATATTTTTTTGAAATTCGTATATTTATAGTTAAAGGTATTTTAAATTTGGAGAAATAAATGGCTGAATTACTTGATCCCACGGAAGTGTTTTTTACCCCGTTTGAGCCAAAGTTACAAAATCGTTTTATTATGTACATTGAAGGTGTGCCCGCTTACCTGGTAAAAGGTTCAGGCCGCCCAAATATAACTTTTAATCCGATTACTTTGGATCACATTAACATCAAACGTAAAGTAAAAGGTAAAGGTGAGTGGCAAGATATTACAATCAAATTGTATGATCCGATTGTGCCATCCGCTGCACAGGCAACAATGGAATGGGTACGTCTATCACACGAATCTGTAACAGGTCGTGATGGTTATTCTGACTTCTACAAGAAAGATATTACCCTTCATATTCTCGGTCCTGTTGGTGATAAGGTTGAAGAATGGACACTCAAAGGTGCTTTCATTACTGCAACTACATTCGGTGAAATGGATTGGGCAAACGATGCGTTTGTTGAGATTTCTCTCACACTCGCCTACGATTATGCTATACTACAATACTAATACATTTTGTATTGTTATATTAAGGATGAAATTAAAAATACGGGTATACTGATTTTTTCGGTATACCCATATTTATATTAGTAAATTAAAAAGTTTTATTACAAACAATGTTATAGGATTAGTTATGACAAAAATTCCAACAGGTTATGATGTACCGATCGATAACGGTACGTCTGATGCAGATTTAAAGGCACGATTAGTAGCCGAACACAAACAGACTAATATTAAAAAATCAAACTTTCCAACAGAAATCGTGCCATTGCCATCAAAAGGATTGGTTTATTCAGAAGGACATCCACTTGCAGATGGTTTTATTGAAATGAAATATATGACGGCAAGGGAAGAAGATATTTTAACTTCGCAGAATTTAATAAAACAAGGCGTAGTTTTAGATAAATTATTTGAGTCTTTGATTGTTACTCCAATAAATTACGGTGACTTATATGTAGGTGATAAAAATGCAATTATGGTTGCAGCCAGAGTTTTGGGTTATGGTAAAGAGTATACGGTAGAAATTGATGATCCATTCTCACCCGGCAACAAACAAAAACTAACAATAGATTTAACTCAAATTGAGCACAAGGAGGTCGATTATTCGCCATTTGAGAGCAGAGCAACCGAATTTGATTACACACTTCCAATTTCAAATAGAACTGTTACATTCAGACTTTTAACACATGATATTGAAAAACAAATCAAGAATGAATTGAAAACAATGAATAAAGCTCTTGTTAAAACTGGAATTGATAAGGAACTAACAACAAGACTCAAATATGTTATAGTTGCAGTTGATGGAGAACGTGGAAGAGCAACCGTTGATAATTTTGTTGATAACGAATTATTTGCATCTGATTCACGAGCATTGAGACAATTTATTAAAGAGTTTTCACCAGATTTAGATATGACTTTCACATTTGTCTCTGACATAACAGGTGAGGTAAAGGAGATGGATATACCGCTTGAGGTGTCATTTTTTTGGCCTAACACCTGAGTATAAAATAGGTTTACATGAAGAAATATTTTCTGTTTGTTATTATGGTAAAGGTGGTTTTACTTGGGGTGAAGTTTACGATTTACCAATACATTTAAGAAGATATTATCTTAAACAAATTCAAAAAGCGGTTGATGAAAAAAATAAAGCGGAACAAGCAGAAATTTCAAAGTCTCAATCAAAAGTTCCAAAATTTAGTAAACCGCCGGCAAGAAGATAAATTTGTGGTCTACATATTTATAGTATGTAGACCATTTTGTTTTTAATTTATCCGGAAGGTCATGGCATCGGAAAATGAAAAAAAATTAGAAGAACAGATACGCGTCATATCCGAAGAACGAAAAAAAATTGAAGCGGCTATTCTTGATTTAAAAAATAAGATTGAATCAACAGAACAAAAGTCTGTTGCTAATCTAGAAAAAATAATAAAACTGGAAACTTTGCGCCTTGATAGCGTAGAGAAAGAAGAAGAAATACGCAAAAAAATTGAAAAGATAGACAAAGATACTGAAAAAAGAACTGAATCTGCAAAAAAAGCACAAGATTATGCTACAAAGGGATTAGAGGGACAAGTAAATTTAGCAGATGATTACCTCCAAAAATTGTCTACCGGTCAAACTATTATGGATGATTTTGGTAAAACATCTTTCAAAACACAAGCCATATTATCAACACTTCCGGAAGAAGCAAGAAAAAATGCCGAAAACATAGGTTTGACTGTAAATGTTGCAGAGAAAATGGTTAAAACTCTTGAACGAGGTGGAATTGGTACTCGTGATCTTTCAACATATGGTGCAGACTTTAAAGATGAACTTGCAGAAACAGTAGATATTGCTTCAGATGTAGAAAGACTCGAAACTGCAATGCTAAAATCATCGGCTGATGCATTAAAAGGTAAGGCAACTATTGTTGATACAGATAAAACAAGAGAGGCAATTCTTGTAAGAATGTATGAGATAGAACATGGAAACAATAACCTAACAAGTGAAGGAAAAAAATTACAACTTGATTCACTTGCTATAATGTTAGATAAAGTTACTCAACTTGATGTTGCTAATGCAAAGATAAAAGAACAAAATGATAGTATGGCAACTTTGAATACGGCAAGTAGTAAAGTTGGTGATACAATGGGGGGATGGGTAAAAAAACTTCCAGGTGGAGATGCTATAACAAATGCGTTGGGTATAGATAAAGCGGCAAATAATGTAAACAAAAAAATGTCTACCGCATTTACTTCAGCATTAGGTGCTATAAAAGGTAAAAATAGTCCTGCCGAGGCATTTAAGGATGCAGGTTCCGCATTGGGTAGTATGATTTCAATGGCACCAAAATTGATGGCTGGGTTGGGTATAGGATTATTAACCGGTGCAGTTAATTTCTTAATAGGTGCATTTAGTGCAGTGGATGAAGAAGTAGCTGATATAGGTAAAGATTTTGGGTACACCAGAAAAGAAGCAGCGGCCTTACGAGATACATCAGTAGATATAGCCGGTGAAATGAAAGTTGTTGGAGTAAATTCAAAAGAAGTTGTTAAAAATATTGGTATGGTTTCCGATATGATGGGTGGATTAGATATTGGTGCTCAACTTGCCAGTGGAAATCCTGCAGCAAAACAACTTGTAAAAGATGCAACATTACTTACAGAAAAATTCCAAATGTCCAAAGAAGAAGTAGAATCTATGCACAGTCTTTCATCTATAACTGGTAAAAGTATGGGTGAACTTGCAGGAACTGCTGCTAAAATGGGTGGTGGATTGATGACAAGCAAACAGGCCATGAAAGCACTTGCTAGTGTTCCAAAAGAAGTTGCAGTTGCATTCAAAGGTATACCGTCTGCACTTGCAGCTGCTGCTCAAAAGGCAAAATTACTTGGTCACGATTTGAAAAAAGTTCAAGATATTGGTGATGGTATGCTCGATATTGAACAATCACTTGAAAAAGAAATGGAAGCCCGTGTATTGACTGGTAAAAATCTTCAATTGGACAAAGCACGTGAACTTGCATTGAATGGTGATATTGCTGGATTACAAGATGAATTGTTAAAACAAGCAGGTGGTCTTGAAGATTTCACAAAGATGAATCGTATTCAACAAAAGGCAATGGCAGATGCTATGGGTATGTCTGTTGAAGAAATGACTACTATGCTTACAAATGCAGATAAACTACAAAAATTGGGTGTGTCTCAACAAAGAATGGATGAATTACAAGCCAAAAACGCTGAAGAACTGAAAAAAATTGCAGGTGAAACGGCAGACGGTGCATTAAAGGCCGAAATAGAAAAAATGGCAAAAGAAAAAGAATCTGCTGCTATTAAAGAAAAAATGGCAAATATTGTTCAAAAACTACAAGAGAAACTATCAAAATTATTAACACCAATACTCGAAATGGTACACGGTATGTTGGATGCCGCTGATGCAGGTGGCGATTTTGATAATATAGTTGAATCTGTTTCTGGTGTAATAAAGGGTATTATTCCAATCGTTAAAACTCTTTTTGGTGCATTATCAACATTAATAGGACCTGTATCATCAGTTTTAGGTTTTTTTGGTGGTGTAGAGGATAAAACACAAAATATAACCGGTGGTATAACGGAAGCCGGTAAAGCTGCAGAATCAAGTGAAGCCGGTTTCGGTGGTATATTAAAATCAGTTACCTTGCTTGGCGGATTATTTGCTGGTAAAGCTGCTATCGGTAAAGGTCTTGATATGCTAAAGGAAAAGGCATCAGACTTTGGAAATATAGTTAAAGAAAAAATAGAAGATAAAATAAAAGATGCAGCAGGTGACATGGGTAAAAAACTATTAGGACTTGGTGGCAAAAAAGGTAAGGCACCAAAGACACCAAAAATGCCAGGTGGAAAAGCTGCTAAAGGTGGTGGTGGATTTTTAGACTCATTGGTAGAGGCATTTAATAAAATGGATGCTAAAAAAATGTTAATGGGTGCAGCTGCATTGTTGGTAGTCGCTGCAGCTCTTTGGGTAACTGCTAAAGCTGTTCAAGAATTTATGAAAGTAGATTGGGCTGCCATGGCAAAAGCCGGTGTTGCATTATTAGGTTTGGCTGGTGTTGCTTACCTGATAGGTAAAGTAAAAGAAGATATGATAAAAGGTGCAGCTGCTATGTTAATTCTTGGTGCCGCTCTTTATGTAATCGGTGCGGCATTACAATTATTTATGTCAATATCGTGGGAAGATATGGCAAAAGCCGGTGTTGCACTTTTAGCATTAGTTGGTGTTGCTGCTTTATTGGGTTCATTTGCTCCTGTATTTTTAGTTGGTGCGGGTGTATTGGCTGTTTTAGGATTGGCATTGATAGTCTTTGCAGGTGCTATGTGGGTATTAGGGAAGGCAATGAAAGAGGTTGTTCCTTTAATGCAAGTTGCATTTGAAGGTATAAACTCTATAATAACAACAATTGGTGATGCAATTGTTAAAATAATAGAAGCAGTTGCAGGTGGTATATCACAAGTTATTGATAAGTTGATGGGACTAACAACACTTGATGGGGATAACTTATTAAAAATTGCCGGTGGTATAACTGCTTTAGGTCTCGCTCTCGCTGGTTTTGGTGGTGGTTCCGGTGCAGGTGCTATTGCAGACGGTATAGGAAATGCAATCGGTGGACTATTAGGTGGTGAAAGTCCATTAAGTCAATTACAAACTATAATGAAAGACATTCAGCCAGAAAAATTATCTGGTATAGCTAAGGCAATTGTAGAACTTTCTGCTGCCATGACAATGCTTTCAAACACACTCCAAAATGTAAACTTTGATAAATTAGAAGAAGTAATGTCTGCTGTTGATAAAGCCAGTGGTGGAAGTAAAATAGGTTCGATTGTAAGTAGTATAGGTTCTTTGTTTGGTGGCGGTGGGGAAGAAAAGGGTGGCGCTTCCGCCTCTCCTGCAAAAGCCGGTGGAATATCAACAGTTGGACAAACAACCGAAGCAGTTGGAACAGCTGGTGCAGGTGGAGCAGCCGGTGCACCCGGTGCAGGTGGTGCAACTGCTGGTGGCGGTGGTGGGTTGGAACAAAAAATGGATCAACTTATATCAATTATATCTTCAATGGCAAGTACACCAACTATAATTCAGATTGGTGACAAAACGGTAGAGGAAATAAATGGAAAGGGTGATTTTAAGAAAACATATCAAATTGGTACAGATAATACATATGGTCGTTCTATGTAATAACATTTTCAACTATATCATATTTATATGAAATAATAGGAAAACTAATGTCTTTGTTAGATTTAAAGTCAGACTTATCAAAATATAGAGCTGAAACTTCCATAGAAGAAAAAGAAGGTCCACAAACATCCGTTGCAAAAAGTAGTAAAGGTTTTGCAACAAATCAACCTATTACCGATAGATTACTAACGTCTATACCAGAAATAAAAAAACCAAAGCAAACACCGATAGATGAAAGGCTAAAAAAATCAAAATTGGATGATATTGTACGCAAAGATTTTGATGACATGATGCTTAATTCCGTATCAGGATTATCTCCAAAAAATATAGATGTAGATACATATTCACTTGGTAGATCTACAATAGAAAATGTTACTTCAAAATTTGGAGAAATAAAACAAGAAGAAATTGTAAACAACTTAAATTCTTCAAATACATTGATAATAAAAACAGAAAGAGGAACGAATAACAATCAATCTGGTATAAATCCTGAAATATTTAAGCAAACAGTTGATAGAATACAACAAACACCAAATATATTAACCGATAATAATGAAGAAACAAATAACATTATTATTCCAGAAATAAAAATAGATGGTAAACCACTTACAATAAACAGAGAAAAACAATCGGTAGTAATAAATAAAAATTTATTTTCACCGATAAATAATGTTGTTAATCCAAACATTGCTTTAAATACGGTATTTAAACCATCAAATAAAGAAAATACAACACCGAATATAATAAAAGATACAATAAAGGAAGGTCTTGTTACTGATCCAAAAACAAAAGTATTCAGAATACAATCCGGAACAAATCATTTTACCGATGAAAGTGAATTAAATCCAAAAGGAAAAACAATAGAGTTTGTTTCAAATTCTATGCTTGAAAGTAGAAGACCAATACAAGAACCGGATTTGTTGAGATATAGTCGTGAAACTATACAAGATAAAGATAACAGTATCTATAATGTAGATGATGTAATCAAGACCAATCCATCTGGTAGAAATGAAAACCCAACAAAATCTTTATATTCATTCAATAACCCAACCGGTGTAAACAATTTTGATGATAGATTTTTTAGAGGATTTAGTATAAATCAAAAGTCTACGGATTTAGTTAATAAATTTAGTTCAATTTTTGGTTGGCCGGGTATTAAAAAAACTGCACCGTCTGTTGATTTTATTATAGATGAACATGCAAAGGGTTTCAAAACATTTGCACAACCAAGAGAAACTTTGTACAATACTGATACATCTGATTATTCATTTGTAACTGTCCGAAATGTAAACTTTTTTGATGTAACAAATCAACATACGAATGCTGGTTTTACTTTATTTGCAAGCGCATTGACATCAAATTACATTGATAATATATCACGATTTACATGGAAAGGCAAAAAACCTTTAGCACCTAATGTAAATTATTTTGATTTTAATAAAGAAAAAAGTAATGCAGGATTTCATACTTTTGCTCAAATATATGATACAAAATATATCAATCAATCTTCAATATATGATTGGGATGGAAAGAGAACAAAATCTCCAGAAGTAAATTTCTTTGATATAAATTCCACATATACAAAAAAAGGATTTCATAAATTAGCTGACATATATGATAGCAAATATGTGAGGGGTGCATCCATATTCGATTGGGATGGTAAAAGAAAAAATGCACCTGCTGTAAATTATTTTGATGTTGATTTAAAAAATGCAACAACAGGTTTTCATGTATTTGCACAAAAATACGATAGTAAATTTGTTAAAGATTCGTCAGAATTTGATTGGGATGGTATTGGGGTAAATGCACCTGCTATAAATTACTTTGACATAAATGGTCGATTTACTTCAACAGGTTTTCATACCTTTGCACAAATATATGATACAAAATATATTCCAGAAAGATCTAGATTTGATTGGAATGGTGAACGCAGAAAAGCACCTGCTGTAAATTATTTTGATTTAAGTAAAGATTTTACAACAACAGGTTTTCATACATTTGCTAGAAAATATGACTCAAAATATATTCCAGAAAGATCATTCTTTGATTGGGATGGAACACGTGATAAGGCACCTGCTGTAAATTATTTTGACTTGTATGCTGAAAATACAACAACAGGTTTCCATACATTTGCACAGTTATATGATACTAAATTTATAGAAGAAACATCTAGATTTGATTGGGATGGAAATAGAATAGACGCACCAACTGTAAATTATTTTGATGTTGCCGGAACAAATAGAACTACATCAGAATTTCCTAGCGGGTTTGTTCCAAAAACAACTGCTGGTTTTCATAAGTTTGCACAAATATATGATACAAAATATGTTCGTGGTTCTTCGATATATGATTGGGACGGTGACAAACAAGTTGCTCCTGCTGTAAATTATTTTGATGTTGCTGGAACTAGTAGAACTGCTACTGAACAAAATTCTTTGCTTGCTCAATTTAATGTCCCAAGATCATTTATTGCAAACACAATAGGCGGTTTTCACACATTCCCACAAAAGTATGATACAAAATACATTACAGAATCATCAGAATACAATTGGGATGGTTCGAGAGATAAAGCGCCAGTTGTTAATTATTTTGATATTGCTCAAACAAATAGAACTACATCAGAATTTACAAATGGGTTTATTTCATTTACCACCGCCGGTTTCCATAAGTTTGCTCAATTATATGATACAAAATATATTCGCAATTCTTCTCGATATGATTGGGATGGAAAACCTGATAGAAAGAATTTTACAAATCCAATTCCAGTAGATTATTTTGATAACCCAAATGCTAATGCTAGAAGATTTGGGACTCAATTTATCATAAATACCCCAAATGATTATCGTGATGGTATAATGACGGTTGGTATAAAAGATAAATTTATTGCAAAAACATTTGGTGGTTTCCATATATTTGCTCAATTATATGATTCAAAATATATTCCTGAAAGTTCTCGTTTTGATTGGGATGGTACAAAATATAAAGCACCTGCTGTTGATTATTTTGATACGGCAAAAACAAATAGAACAACATCAGAGTTAAATTCTATATTAATAAATCCAAATATACCAAGACAGTTTTATGCAACTACAACTGCTGGTTTCCATATTTTTGCACAAAAGTACGATACAAAATATATTAAATATGCATCATTGTATGATTGGGATGGTGTTCCTGATAAAACTAATTTTAGGAATCCTATTCCAGTTGATTACTTTGATACTCTTGAATCAAATAGAACAACATCAGAGGCAAACTCATTATTGGCTGCGTTCAATAGACCAAAAGATTTTATTGCAAAAACTACTGCAGGTTTTCATATATTTGCACAAAAGTATGATACCAAGTATATTAAAGATTCATCATTATATGATTGGGATGGTAGAGCAGATAGGACAAACTTTACAAATCCGATAGGCGTAGATTTTTTTGATGCATTTAGATCAATAAATCGTTATCGTGCAAGATTTAATGTTGGTGATAATAACTTTTTGGATAATCCTGGAACAACACAAAATTATGAGGCATACAATTTAAGATCGCCAATAGGAGGATTTTCTTTCTTAAAAACTATTGGTACAAAAGACGCATACATTAAAAAAACTTTGTCTGGTTTTGATATATTTGCAGAGCATTATATTTCAAAATATATTCCAGGAGCATCAAGATTTGATTGGGATGGTACAAGAGATAAAGCACCTGCTGTTGATTATTTTGATAGTGCTAGAGGACGTGACGCATTTATTAGATTTAATCTTGGTGGTGGGGATTATTTACGTGGGATACAAGTTATGGCTTCAAAATATCCCGCATTTACAACTGTTGGGGGAGTACAAAGAAGATTTGATTTTAAAATTGAGGGCGTAACATATGCAGGATTTCATACTTTCGCTCAAAAGTATGATACTCAATATATTATGAATACTGATCAATATGGTTGGGTTGGAAACGTTGATAGATTGACATTTAAAAATCCATTACCAGTTAATTTCTTTGATAATCCTTCTATGAGAATGGTTGAAGGATTAGGTTCATCATCGGATAATATAGATGGTAATTCAAAACCAGGAACAACAAATGCAACTCCTGTTGTTATCAATGGACAATTAAACAATAATTCTTCTCAAATTAATCCTGGTAGTATATTACATCAATTGGGAATGGTTGGAAATAAAGATCCATACATTCACAAAACAACTGCAGGTTTTCATATACTAGCAAAAATATATGACTCAAAATATGTTCCAGATTCATCTATATTTGATTATGATGGTACTAAATTAAATGCACCTGCTGTTAATTATTTTGATAAAAATAATTTGTTTACAAGAAGTGGATTTCATACTTTTGCATTAGGATTGGATTCAAAATACATTGAAGATTCTTCCTATTTTGATTGGAATGGAATACGTACAAATGCACCAGCAGTTACATTTTTTCCACAGATAGAACCAAAAACTGATCATGCTAGAAAGATTGTTTTATTTAGTATACAAAACTCACCAAATGTTCAGATAGGTCGTGCTGGAGTTAATCCTCCTGAATTATTTAGAAAAGAAGGTCTTGATCCAGGATTTAGAACATTTTTCATAAACAAGACTCAAACTGCATATTCACCGTATCTTTCAGAACTGTCTGTCCTTGCAACTGCTGATCCATATACTGATTTCTTTCCTGCACCAAATGGTTTCTCATATCCAACGGACTTTGATAAATCTGGAAGAGATCCTGGACGATTAGGAAATGCATCCGGTTTAGTTCAAGGTATAAGAGGGTTTGTGCCATTTTTGGGAACATTAAATAGACCTACATTTGATCAAAACGAGCAAAATTTACAAACTACAAGATTTTTACTTCGGTTAATGAATAGATTGGGCGTTGGTAATCAATACTATGATAGTACACTTGGATCAAAATACTCGTTTACAGATGCTAAACAAAAATATACAAGATTTTTTAGTTTCTTCTCTAATACTACAAAATCAATAAGACCAGGAAACACATACCCATTCAAACAAAGTGATGGATTTTTACCGTTTATGACATTATTTTATGGAACAAAATATCCAATAATAATGCCAACCATAGAAAATTATAGTGAAATTTTAAGAGCTAATAATGTTAATTCTGACCAAAGATTTGTAAGAGAGGCATTGGTATCACAAGTGGTTTATTCCGTTGCCCACGGACATAAGCAAGGAACATTGAGTACATTAGATAATGGATCTGAACAAGAATTTTTAAATACGTATTTACCAGATTCTTTGGGAAAACGTCCTTGGTCTAGTAAAATGGGTAATTTACTTTTTGCTACAATGGCAAATCAATACCCTCAATATACTTCTGATAAAACCAATAGATTTTATGGATATAGAAGACCAACTACTTATTTTACTGATTTGCAGGGTGATAATGCAAATTCACAAAAGTTTATAGGTGGTCCATATGAACAACAATTAAAAAATGGTTGGTGGGCACAACCGATTGATAATGATGAAGCTGCGTTAAAAAATATAACCAATGATGGTAGCGGTGGCCGATATGAAAATATTACAAATCAAATAGGTTTTTCAGTTCAAGATGATTCAAGTGCAAATCTTGTAAGAAGATATGGATTTCTTGGAAGATGGGCAATAAAATCTGGTGCTCTTGAAAAAGAATACAATAAATTTGATTTGCGTAAAGATTCTTACAATCCAGATTTAATATGGGATCAACCTTATTACACATCGAATATAGGTGCCAATTGGGGATGGGGTGTATTATCATGTGGTAGAAATAGTCCATCTACACTATTAGATAGAAGTCTTGCCGATTTACAGAGAATTGGTAAATGGATGACATCCGGTAAAGGTTTGTTGTGGATTGTAAAACAATTTGGTCTACAATTTATGAATCCATATATGGATTCATGGAATGAACCGTTTGATGTTTTTCAAACCCGTTCATCAACCGATAGTGGTCCAAATAGACAAACATATACTTTAGGAAATTCAGTATTGCCTGGATTTGGTGATGGATCTTCCAATCCGGATCAAGTAAGAAGTACCGATCCAAATATATTCATGCCTTCACCAACTATGTTGTATAATCCATTTTCTACTATAATAAGTGCAGTTGGTAAAGGAATAGGTCTTCATTGGCAAAGACATTGGGGATCAACTGGATTTGGTTTCAATGGTGTAATGCAACAACCTCCGAATTATAGAGAATTATTATTTACAACACAATATTCTGTTGCTGCAGGCCAAGGTGATCCGGTAAGTACAACTGATGCAAACAATAATCTTGCATATAGACCAACTTTGGGAAATATAACCGGTAATCCAAATCAAAGACAAAATGTTCCACAAGATTTAAATAGGGGATATGAGGCACAAACAACATATAGGAATAAAACTGGATTTATAGATCAAAATATTGCTGGTATAAATTATCTAAAAAGGTCTTTTCATAGAAGATTAAATGGCGATTGGATGATTCCTGCAGAAGAAAATCCAAATTGGAATGCTGTGCGTGCTGATCACGATTTAGATATGGATTCCTCCATATCTGGAAGACAAAGCGCGGGTAATCAACTCTCACAAGGAACTGCTGAGGCGCTTGATTATTTTGAAGAACCAACTAGACGAAATGCAATAACGCGTCAAAGAAGATACAATCGTTTAATTGGTTTGATGAAAGAATTATTGCCACAATCATTTGCACCTATTTTATTAAGAGCACCAAATGTTGAGACACAAGGATTTGATAATTCAATGGAATACGATGTTGCAGGTGGTGGATTTGATTTTAGTGACATCAGCACACAGTATTCTGGTCCAGCTCAATCTGCAAATACAACGGCAACATATACTAATCCTGGCAATCCAGTAACAGTACCACAGTCAGTTGATCCAATATCAGAATTGCGAGTAAAAAGTAGTAATTCACTGAAGTCCACACATAGACAGAGATTGACTGACGGAGAAATTATACGAATTTCATCTACTTTTGGAGGAGCTTCATCGTTTCTTGGGATTGGTGGAACTGTAATAAGTAAATCTCGTCATAAATTAATTGGTACTTATTCAACGCATGGTCCAGAATTAACACAAGATGGTATACTTGAAGGAAAACAAAGAGAAACATTTTTTGCAATAGATTTTTATTCAACATACAAAGATAGATTATTAAAAGTTCAAAATGCATTGAGATCAACGAGTACAGTTCCACAAAATGAATTGGGTGGCGATTTGTATGCAATTACAACTGGTTTAGCAACAAAGAATAAAGATAGATTAAACGGTATATTTGATGTGCATGGCATTTATGAGCCAAATGATCCCCAACATCCATTTCGGGGTGAAAATGTAACAATACAACCGATAACAACTAGAAAAATAAATGCAATGGATACATTTAATTTTCCTTATGAATCTTCTCAAAATAGATTAAGGAATACAACGGTTCAAGAAATAACATCAGGTAGAGGCAGTGCTAATACCACCATGGACACAATAAATGCGAATATAAATAATATAGCAATTGATAATGTTAAACATTTTAAAACATCTCCTTGGTATAGTAAAAATAGATTTGGATCAACAAGTCCTGCATCTTCAAGACCACCCATTCCCGCTACTAGAATTAATCCTGGTGTAAATTATTTCAATCCAAGTTGGACTCCAAATAGAAGTGAGAAATGGAACGATTTTAGATGGGATATTGATGACTTTGATGCAACAAATGTTGGTGCTGCATCACCAAGAAATACTACTGTATGGCCAACTGTTATGGCTTTTAAGTTTTCAACTCATCCTGCGGTAGTGGATTATGATCAAAATAACTTGGAGACAAAATTTGGTTTAGGAAAACACGGAGATCCTGGTTCAGACAGAGGAAATCCAAGAGTAACAAATATAATATATGAAAAAGTACAAACGGCTATAATGGGCCCATTGTTTACTCCTGCACTTGTTGCGGGCGCAACTGGTAGAGGAGTCGCTTTTAGAACATTTCCTGTTCCGATAGTGAAAGCCGCAGCTGCAGGTGCTCCACCATATCAATTTAGAGGCGATAGAATAAATATAATTGATTACAAGAGAGCTAATGTTGCTTTAAATCACGAACTTGTTTATGAAAAAGGGGCGTTTGATAATATAAACAATCCGGGTAAGGATGATTTGATAGAATTTTATTTTTCAAGTATTGTTTTAGATGGTCATAATTACTGTCCTGCAGAAGTAATTGTATTTCGAGCTATATTCGATAGTATAACTGACAATCACAAACCATCATGGTCTGCTGTAAAATATATGGGTAGAGGAGATCCACTCTATACTTACGATGGATATGAGAGAGATGTTAGTTTTAATTTCACCGTACATATTGGATCGCGCGATGAAGCGAAGGCATCTTGGCGTAAATTGAATTATTTAGCAGGATGGACAGCACCTGAATATACAAGTGCAGGTTTCATTCGTGCACCACTTTGCAGATTAAACATCGGTAATCTATTTAGAAAAATGCCAGGATACATCAGTAATTTGAGTTATACATTTGACAATGCGAATGGTACATGGGAAACCGCTCATTTGGAAGGAGATAGATATAATGTTGCAACTGATGCAAGTATTGTAGCTGAATCGGCTCCAGGTGCGCTTCAGTTACCAAAAACTATACAAGTTTCTGTTGGATTTGTACCAATTGGTGTATATCGTCCTGAAAGATATGGTGTATTCTATCCATTATATGATGATAGAATGGGTGGTGGATCTATCGAAACCGGTCTTATTCCAGATGCATCTATGGGCACTCCTAGAGTCAATTGGTTTAATCCATTTGATAATATAGCGATGCCAGGTCCTGCAGCAAATCCAACTGCAACAGCCACAAGTACTACAATTGCTGGTGGTGATCAAGATGCTATAGAATATATGGCAGTTGCTCCGGGCGAAGAAGGAGCTATTCCAGCTGCTGCTTTGACAGCAACGGGTGCACCATAAATTTTACCTTTTTTATATTTATAGATAGTTAATTATTGTTGTATCAATAGATGGATTTTAAATGGAAAATAGATATAGTATTTGCACTATTGTTACTGGATCTAAAAAAATAGATTCAAAGGGTGACACTCATAAAGTTAGCAGATTATCTTCAACATTTTATCCACTATTGGACACCGCAGGTGATAGTATCATATTATCACAACCGGGAGACAGACTTGATTTGTTAGCAAAAGAATACTACGGTGATGAAACTTTTTGGCATGTTATAGCAATTTCAAATAATTTAGGTAGAGGTACATTGAATATACCTGCTGGTATGATAATACGAATACCTAGATATGCAGAATATTCTGGTATCAGTGCATTGATTAGAGTATTTAACGAGGAGAGATAAAAAATGCCAGTATCAGGTGCAAGAGGTGGATATGAAAGCCCGTTTTATAGACAAGTTGATGGATATGTTAGTGCAGAATTAAACACAAGAGGTTTATTTCATGGTCAAAGAGTTAGAGGAGCCAGGGCACCTGCTCGTGGTACTGGAGGTGGTGATGCCGCTAGAAACTTAAATTGGTCATATGGAAAAAAACCTTGGTGTAGAATAGCATCAACTAGAACTACCATAGTTTTAGGAACAGCTGGATCTACTGTCATGAGCGATAGGGGTGGTAATCTTACTATGTACAGTGCTGCTAGAAATGTTCCAAATATGCCATTGTTACAAAGTTTGGATATAAGCAATGAAGGTACTATGGGATCGTTATTGAAGGGCAAGTTTACGTTTACAATATATCCAAGAATAACCACAAACGGTTTTCAAATAGATGCAATTGAAAACGCATTTTTTACACCCGGTGCTGAAGTAAATATTGCTTGGGGATGGAGTGTACATGCAAGTAATTCTAGAGCATGTAGGGGAAAGTTTACCGGAATAATATACAACTTTAATTGGAGTGTAAATCCAGATTTGTCAATAACCGCAGAATGTTCTGTTGTATCTGCCGCTACTATTGCATCTGGTATGTCTGGTGATGTAAACACAGGAATAGATCCTGCTGCACCAGATGTTACTGTTGGAACTAATCCTTTGCCGGGTCCAAATATTGCAACTGTTATAGATAAAGACATGGCAGATCCTGCTAGTGGTTTTGCTGCAACATTTACACAGGCACAAATGACGGCTGCATATATTGGCTATGCAGTCACAAATATGAAAATGTTAGAATATTGGGCGATAGGATTGCCATTTCAAGAGATAGAGCCGGAAGCTACTGGTAATACTGATCCTGTTGTTAAAACACAAGGATCTGCTCAAATTGTTTCGGCTGCTCCACCTACACAACCAATTCCAAAACCATTTTATTATGTAAAGTATCAATCAATTGTTGGGTTTATCAATAAAGCAATAAATCAATTAGAAACTGGTGCAGCTGGAACGCCTGCTGGTACAGCTCATACAATGGGTAGATTATTTACTGTACAAGTTTTTGGTAATTTTACTGCATGGAGTGATCAAATTAAATCTGCATTTCCCTTGGATATATTTTTTCCAGATGATATTATGGGACAATACGGTGGATCTTCACCTTTTACAGCTGGAACAGCTCCGTTGAGATGGTCTACTGGACCGGCAACAATTGCTCCACCAGGAGTATTGGGTGGAAATAATATAGCTATTGGGGAAATATTAATTGGAACAGATTTTATTAAAAAAACATATAAAGAATTTGTTGCAGAAAATGCTGCAAATATAAGTCATAAAAACTTAACGAGTTTTTTTGAAACAATATCAAAAAGAATAAATTATGCATCTGGTGACGTATATCAAATAACACCTGTTTTATATGAAGATGAAGATTTATCGAATGCCGGCGCAGCTGGTGGAGGAACAGCAGCACCTGTTCGTGCTATATTGAGTATAGAAGATACTAATTTGCCAAGAGAAATAATAAACGCTATTGCGCCTTTTGATTTTAGACCAGATATTTACCGTGCTATAATACGAAATGCATCTATAACATGTAAACCACCAGCAGCATCTGCAGCGGCAGCTTACACTGCTGCTCGTGGACAAAGCAGAGGAGCAAATCAAGCAACTAACTCTGATGTCAAAATGACACCAACAACTGGTGGAACAGGAAATGCGCCACAAATGATTGCGAATGCAAACAAAGCATTATTAGATTTACAGGCAAAATATGCAGCGGCATTAACAGATGGTTTTAATAATGCGTGGGGTGAGCAAGTTCGTGGGTTGATAACGGCATGGAAAAAAACTTTAGCGGCATCAACAGGAATGGGTGGTGCAAACGGAAATGGTCATTGGATGAATAAAGCCGTATATCCAATAGATTTGTCATTAACAATAGATGGTGTTATGGGATTTAAGTTCGGTGATACAATAAGATGTTTTGCAATACCATCGAGATATAATCTAGCTCCTTGGAATGTTACATTCACCGTTACAAAAGTTAGTCACAAAATAGATGCAGGTGCTTGGACAACAACACTAAATACAAAAGCAAGAGTAAGTATGGGTGGATAAATGGCATTTAGATCAAGAACATATTATCACCCAAGTCAAGTAGAAAATAATCTTTTCACAAATGGAAAAGAGTGGATGTCTATTGATAATTGGAAAGAGTATATTGGACCATATCATAAATATGTTACCGGAGAAACTTATTCGGAGTCTGAATGGGATCCAAGAAAATCATTTAGACTTGTTAAATATAAGGATCGTGGACCATCATACTTCAAATATGTTGAACAAAAACAATATACAAAAAATCCAGATGGAACAAGAAAGATTAAAGTAAATCCTTTCGCTAAATTTGAATTATACACAAAGCCAATACCCATTATTAGAATACCAACGGAAAGTGAATTAAATGACGGTAAAATGATAAGACATTTTGCTTACAAAAGAAATGAACCACAAATTTTTTTCGTTGAAATATCCCCAAATCAAACAATAGATTATTATAGAGATCATGCTGGTATAAATAAATACTTGTATGAATTGATAGATGTTCCTTGGAAGATAAACGGTCCGGAATATGATGTATTGGATGCCAACGGTTATTTGGTAAATCCAGGCGTTGTTGATACAAATAATAGAATTATTTTGCGCATTACAAAAAAAGTTAGTATATTTGATAGTATAATAAAAGATCCAAGACAATTTACAATTTATGATACTACACTAAAATTAGTCTAACTTATGTTCCAAGAAAAACCTTCGGTTTGCATTCCAATCATAAGCAATGCAAACAAACACCAATCTGCAGTTGGCATTATCGGTATGTATTTTTTATTTACCGATGGTGAAGAACATTACATAAACTTTACACATCCAGATGAAGTAGATACAGACATTCATTTGAATGAAATAAAATTGCATCCAAAAACACTTGTATTGAATAAGAAGGCATTAGTCTATAACGGTTTTAATGATGGTATCGATCTAAATTCATATCTACATTATTATACATCAGACAGTATCAATCCAAAAGAATTTTATCCGAAGGGTATGGAAACGCTTGTCAATAAATTTTACAAAATAGAAGATTTAGGCCATGTAATACCACTTTCAAAACAATTAGAATGGGCAAGAAAGATTGCAAAATATGTTATGAAGATTTATGAAGATAATCCAATTGAACAGAAATGTATAGATTACTGCAATGACTTTATCACAGTATTGCATGAAATAGAGAGAAATGATATTCTTGTTGGTGATGAATGGAAGAAACAAAACTATATGTGGTATACTGCAACTGGTAGACCAAGTAACGCTTGGGATGGTTTTAATTTCTCCGCAATGAATAAGAAAAACGGTAGTAGAGATAAAATCCGTTCAAGGTTTGACGATGGCAAAATAGTTCAGTTTGATTATGATGCATTTCATATTAAACTACTTGCTAAGATATTGGATTATCAATTCCAAAGTCATCCGTATGAACAAATAAAAGATGAATTAGGAATTGACATGGACTATGAACAATTCAAAGGAAAAGTTTTTCAGAACATATATGGAACTATAACTCCAGAGTTTATAGAACATCCTTTCTTTACAACTGTTCAAGCAATGATTGATGAACTGTATTCGGTATATGAAACCGATGGTATAGTTAAGTCTTGGTTTTACGAAAAGAATTTCAGAGATATTCAAGATGCAACTCCCAATAAAGTATTCAATTATGTTCTTCAATCATTGGAAACCGAATACAATGTTCGTAAGATAAAAAGTATTTTACCGCATATACAAAATAAGAAGTCGGTGTTTATGATGTATCTGTATGATGCTTTTGTTTTTGATATTCATCCAGATGAAATGGATTTAATTGATGTTTTACAGTCTGCATTTGAGACAGATAATATGTCAGTAAAAATTTACACGGGAGACAATTTTGGTAGTATTCTACAAATTTAAGATGATATTTATATTGAGTAGATATTTGAAAATATGAGAGAGAAATATTGAAGACACAATTAGTATGTACATTTACGAGAAAACATAGCGTAGAAGAAACGATAGATACAATTAAAGAAAATTTTTCTATATTGAATAATAAAGTATTTTTATTTAAGTCTTTGGAAACAAGAGAAGATTCTTTATTGTCATACAATGTCATAATGGACAGTTACAAAAAATTCCTTCCAAATTCAATAATGGTTCACCAAAAACGTGAAACTAATACCATATACACTATAAATGCATTAAATGAACTAATTATGAACCTGAACAACGGTATATTGGATAAAACATATCCGATAGAATGGGAAAGGTATCGTAATTGCGCACTATTAAAAAACAAAGATGGATTTCGTGTAGTAAAGATATTTTTGGTAAAAGTCTATAATTGGTGATATTTATATGTATATTTTTATGTGTAATAATTTAAGTTAATTCAATGAAACTAAAAACACTAATAGACGAAATAACAAACAGAGTTATTGAAGAATTAAAAGTAAAATCTATTTCCGAAGGAAGTGGGTTTGATACTATCTATGATGAATTAAAAAAAATATTAGAAAAGATAAGCATACTTCCAGACAATGCCATTGATGCAAGTATGTACAAAGAACATGAAATAGTTGATGCTTTGAAAAAAATTGGTTTTGAATATAAAAAACCAATCTCTGGAAAGTTACATTTTTTTAATAAAAAGACAAGTGTTAGTTTGTATCTTATACAAAACAGATTGAATATAACATTAATGCCATAGGTAAATAAAATGAAATCAAAAAAAGTAGTAAATGAATCAATAACAGTATCAGCAATTAGTCCAATGAGTTTCATTGTTCTAATAGATGTTGCTAATATAATACAAAGAAATAAAAATCTATTACAATTTATTTTTCCAAATGAGAATACAAATACTATTCGTTCTTGGTTTAATAAGTTTGCAGATTCACAAGAATATAAAGACACTTCTGAAAAATTACAATCAATCGGATCTAGATTTTCAGGAATTCCAACATTAAAGGTGTTGTACAAATCTCTTGATACATTAAAATCTGCTGCGTATACTGAAAGTGAAAAGGATGCACATGAAGCTGATATACGAAAGATAATAGAAAAAATTGGATTATTTATTAAAAAAAGATTGACAGATGAAGATTTTGAAGTGTTAGAGATTGTTTTATCCAAATTAAATTCTGTTGCTGAAAATTTATCTAAAAAAATAGATACGCAAATAGAATCAATGATGAGCAAAGAACAAAAAACGGAAATAAAAGTAAGTGAAAGATTAAAAAATAAACTTCGTAAGAAGATAAAAGAAATAGTAAGAACTCATTTGCTATCAAATAATGTAAGATAAAAATGTTTAAATAATTTGAGATTTATTATGAAAAGTTTATTAAAAGGTTTAGTCAAAGAGGTTAAGACAAAACTAAATGAAGATGAGGCACAAGAAGAATTGAAAAAAATTCTAAAAAAGGATTATGTATCATTTGTAAAAGAATTGGGAGATAACATAAAGGATCCTAAATTTGTTGATGCCATAAAATCTTTATCGTCAGATGCTCCAGTTAAAACATCCGGATTATCACCTGCGTGCACGGATCTACAGCCAACACAAAATGAAGTTGTTATGGATAAATCATTGAGTTTTCCATTGAAGGATCCTGCAAGTGCAGAGGCCTACTTGAAAGGTGGTGTAGTTGCACCTGCTGGGAAATCAATTGTAACAGGTGGCGGTGGTAAATTTGTTATTGACGGACATCATCGTTGGTCACAAGTATTCTGTCTTAATCCTGATGCAAAGATAAAGGCAGTTGATTTAACGGATATTAAAAAACCACTCGAAGCACTTAAAGCCACTCAAATTGGTATTGCTGCTCAAACTGGAACAGTTCCAACTGCAGCCGGTGGTGGTGTAAATCTGTTTCAAGTTGGTGAGAGTGAATTGAAAAAATATGTTATTGATAATATAAAAGAGCCAGTAGTTGAAGTATTTAAGAAATATGGTAAAGGCGATACACCAGAAGCGATTGCGGACTATATTTGGGGTAATGTACAGACATTAAAAACAAAAAGTCCACCAGTTGCAGGTGCTCCAAAGCGTGATGTTATGCCTCAAACAGATGATGCACCAGCTTGGGTTGATAACACATTCAATGTGGAAAAAATACCAGAAACGGTTGTTCGTAGATTAAAGGAACTTATGAAATACAATAAATGATAAAATGGGAAATCTTCGGATTTCCCATATTTATTTATAGAATAAAATAAAAATTGCTTGCTTATTAAACATTAAATTCATATATTAGTATTGTTCTATTAGACATAACATTCTTTTAGTAACGATTAAACATTATTTATTACACATTTGGAGAAACATCATGGCTATTAACCTAGATGCAATCAAGAGTCGTTTGAACTCTCTAAAAAACACAAACAATCGCACATCTAACATTTGGAAACCCGATCCGGGTGAAACCCAAATCAGAATTGTTCCCTACATTCACAACAGAGAAAATCCGTTTATCGAATTGTATTTCCATTACAATTTGGGTAAGAGGTCTATTCTTTCTCCTGCATCATTTGGTCGTCCTGATCCAGTGGTTGAGTTTGCAGAAAAACTTAAACAAACTGGTGACAAGGAAGATTGGGTAATGGGTAGAAAATTGGAACCTAAAATGCGTATCTATGTTCCTGTTATTGTTCGTGGTCAAGAAAATGAAGGTGTGAAGTTTTGGGGATTTGGTAAACAAATCTATGAAGAACTGCTTGCTTTCTTTGTTGATCCTGATTACGGTGATTTGTCTGATCCAAAATCTGGTCGTGACATTGTTGTTACCGTTAAGTCACCAGAAGAAGCTGGTAAAACTTATGCAGAAACAAGTATTCGTGTTAAACCAAAAGAAACACCCATTACAGAAAGTGCAGACGTTCTTGAAAAGATTAAGTCACAACCACAAATTACAGAATTGTATCCAGAACCATCTTATGATGATTTGAAGATTCAATTGCAAACTTGGATGGGTGCTTCTTCACAAGAAGAAGAATCAAAGGACCTTAATTACAAACAAGAAAAGAGTGAGAAGCCATCTACATCTGCTGAAGATGTCGGTGTTACATTTGATGATTTATTTTAATAAGGGTGAGTTATGGCAAAATCAAAGAGTGATCTTTCCGATGAACTCGGTGGGCTCATTGCCGAAACTATAAACAAACAATTCAAAACTCAAAACATTAAGACCGCTTACTTTCTTGAAGGTGATAGTGATGCACCTACGATAGTAAAAGAATGGGTAGGAACTGGCTCAACCATGTTGGATTTGGCCATTTCCAATCGTAAGTATGGTGGTTTTCCTGTTGGTCGTGTATCTGAAATAACAGGTCTCGAACAATCTGGTAAATCTCTATTGGCAGCCCATGCACTTCTTAACACACAAAAGAAAGGTGGTCTTGCTGTTTATATTGATACCGAGAATGCAATATCAACTGAATATCTAACCGCAATCGGTTTGAACTTAAAAGATATGTTATACATTCCATTGGAAACAGTAGAAGATATTTTTGAAACAGTTGATGTTATCATTGATAAGGTTCGTTCATCCGATAAAGATAGATTGGTAACGATAGTAGTTGATTCGATAGCCGGTGCATCCACTAAAACAGAAATGGCTGCAGACTTTGATAAGGATGGTTATGCTACGGCAAAGGCACTTATCATTTCAAAGGCAATGAGAAAGATTACAAATCTTATTGGTAGAGAGCGTATTTGTTTGATTATTACAAATCAACTTCGTCAGAAATTAAATGCCCCAGCATTTTCTGATCCTTGGACAACACCGGGTGGTAAAGGTATTCCTTTCCATGCTTCTGTTCGTCTTCGTCTTTCTTCAATCGGTGCCATAAAAGCAAAGAGAGAAGGTCGTGATGAAATTGTTGGTTCAAGAATTAAGGCGAAATTGGTAAAGAACAGAGTAGGTCCTCCGCTGCGTGAATGTGAATATGAAGTTTATTTTGATAGTGGTATAGATGATTATTCATCATGGCTAACTGTGATGAAAGAACACAATCTTGTTTCTCAATCTGGTGCATGGTATTCATGGACAGACAAAAGAACCGGAGAAGTCATTAAGTTTCAATCAAAGGAATTTGTTGAAAAGATTATGAGTAATCCCCAATTGTATGATATAGTTTATGATGAAATCGCTGAGAAAGTAATTATGAAATATAAGAAACTGGATGAGGCACGCATAGATGACGTAACACTTTCCGATGAACCATTATTACAAGATGAAGTATGAACCGTAAATATCAAAGACTTTTACAAGAAATAGAAACAGAAAAACAAGAACAAGAAAACCTACATCGTGATAGTAAGGTTTTGATTGTAGATGGGATGAACCTTTTTATACGCACATTTTCTGCCATCCCAACCCTAAACGAAGATGGCATTCATGTTGGTGGATTATCTGGTTTCTTGAAGTCTCTTGGAGCAACAATCCGTATGGTTAATCCCACGCGGGTTGTTGTAGTCTTTGATGGTAAGGGTGGTTCACAAAGAAGAAAAGAAATTTATTCAAACTATAAGGAAGGTAGGGCAATCAAGTCACGGTTAAACCGTGTAGTTGGGTTTGAAGATATTGAAGATGAACAATCCTCAATTAAGTATCAACTGTTTCGTGTTTTTTCATACCTACAAAATTTGCCACTAACAATAATCTCCATTGATAAAATAGAAGCAGATGATGTGATTGCCTACCTTTCTTCTTATTTCAAAGAAAAATGTGTAATACTTTCCAATGACCGAGACTTTTTACAATTGGTTTCGGACAGAGTTAGTGTTTATCTGCCAACCAAAAAGAAGATGTATACACCTCAAAATTTATTGGAAGAAACTGGTATATGGTGTGAGAATTATATCATATACAAATCTTTACTTGGCGATAAGAGTGATAATGTAGTTGGCATTCGTGGTCTCGGTGACAAAACGATATTAAAATTATTTCCAGAATTATCAGAAAAAAGAAAAATAAATTTGGAAATGTTCGTAGAAATTTGTAAATTACATGATAATAAATCCAAAGCAATTCAAGAATTAAAGAACAACCTAAATGTATTGCAAACCAATCATAGAATAATGCAATTAAGTGATGTTGAAATTTCACAAAGCACCAAATCAACATTAAGACATTTAGTTGATGGTGAAATTGACGGTATAAATAAAGTTGAACTGAATAAACTATTTGTAGAAGATAAACTACAAAATGTTTTATTGAATTGGGATGTATGGGTTCAAAATAATTTTACAACATTAAATTCCATTAGGAACAAATATGCAGGATAATTTATCCCAATATGGTCATACCTTTCAGACAAAAGTAGTCACTTCATTATTAAACGATAGAGCATTTTTACAACAAGTTTCAGATATTATCGAACCAAATTATTTTGAGTCTCAAGCAAATAGTTGGGTTGTTGAAAAGATAATGTCCTATTATGAGAAGTATAAAACTGCACCAACTGCTGAAGTTTTCAAGTCTGAATTGATTACCGTTGAAGATAAAGTTTTGAAGAGCACTATTGCAGATGCTCTGAAAGAAAGTGCAAAGTATAAAGATAGTTCTGATGCAGAATATGTTAAATCAACTACTCTTGAATTTTGTAAAAATCAAAAGATGAAAGTTGCAATTATTGAGTCGGTTGATTTGCTTAAGAGTGGTAAGTATGACCTTATCAAAAAGAAAGTTGATAATGCACTCAAAGCCGGAACTGACAAAGATATTGGACATGAATATCTTGTAGATATTATTGCTCGTTATGAAGAAGGTGCAAGAAGTTGTGTATCTACTGGTTGGAATGTAGTTGATGATATTACAAACGGTGGATTGGCTGCTGGTGAGTTGGGTGTTATCATTGCTCCTGCCGGTGGCGGTAAGTCTTGGGGATTGGTAAGTATCGCCGCTCAAGCAGTTAAGGCCGGTAAGAGAGTTGTTTATTATACACTTGAACTCAATCAGTTTTATGTTGCAAGAAGATTTGATGCTTACTTTACAAAGATTGCATTTCAAAATCTTAACGAAGAATATGCACAAGAGAAAATCCGTGATACAATGGAAACTATCAAAGGTGACTTGATTGTAAAGTATTATCCAACCAAAACTGCAAGTATCACAACAATTACATCACACATTGAGAAGTGTATAAGTCAAGGCAAACCACCAGATTTGGTTATCGTTGATTATGCAGACTTGATAAGACCATCAAAAGCCGGTGATAAGAGATTGGAACTAAATGATATTTATGAAGACTTGCGTGGTGTTGGTGGAACTTATGGAATACCTATTTGGACTGCATCACAAGCAAATCGTTCTGCTCTCGAAGATGATGTGATTGAAGGCGGTAAGGTTTCAGAATCATATAACAAAATTATGATTGCAGATTTTATTATGTCACTATCGAGAAAACTAAATGATAAAGTCGGTGGAACAGGCAGATGGCACATTATTAAAAATCGTTTTGGTCCAGATGGTATGACATTCCCAAGTAAAATAAATACAATGACTGGCCACATTGAAATATACGAACCAAGTTCTGACATGGGACAGAGTGTTCAAACATCAATGAAAGGTGATGTTAATGTTAAGAAAGCTCTTTCACAAAAGTTCAAAGAATTAGAAGGTTTTTAATATGGCATATTTAAACTCGGCGGTACCAGTTATTGAGGCATATGTTAGAGGGAATTTTCTTCGTGACCAAAAAGACTCATTTGATAAAAAATTTCCATGTTTTATATTTGGTGTTGCAACTATTCCAGGACAAGCACCACTATTTCATTTTGTTATGGAAGATGGTGGTATCTGGTGGAGAATGCCTATCCATGCATTCTGTTGGAAAGAAGATGCACCGGAACAAGAATTAGATGAATTAGTTTTGTGGGACTCGTTTTCGTATCATGTTTCTGTAACACAATTTCCTTATTTAAAAAATAAAGTAATGAAATTTGTTTCTCGCCGTAGAAAAGAATATAGTGGTAGATATTTATTTACACTTGATTGGGCTGCAAGTACAGACTCAGGTGACACGGATTATCTTTTTTCTGAATATCCTTCACAACATAAATGTGGTCATTTAATAATGATGGATAATGGTAATTTTGGAATACAACCAAACAACAGATTGAGATTACATGATCCTTCATTTACCGTAAAGAAAGATATTGTAATTGAAAGAATGTATAATAGGACACTTTGGACTGCAGAGAGAAATGCTAGGTGGGTAACACCCGATACAGAAAACATGAATTATGACCATACCGATTTGGATGCCGGTGAATCAAATGAAGAACGTTCAAAAATATACAATGAGAAATTGAATGAAGATCCGATACAGTCACCAAAACGGAATGTTCATAGATGATGAAAAGTCTGTTTCATTTTTATGTGAAGTGTTTGCTAAACCGATAAATGAAACTGAAAGCTATATGTTTGAACATGGTTGGATTCCAACGATAAACAATGAATGGTATCAAAGCAAATCATCGCGTGTAAAAATTTTACCAATATCAACTCGTAAAAAAAATAAACTGAATAAAATGCAAATATCAAAAAAAGGCGATTATAGAAAGATATTTGAAAATACCAAACACTATTATTCAGATAGTTGTCAATTTTATTTACAAACAGTTTTATCATTTGATTATGAAATATATTATTTCAATTCGGAAGTATTTTGTGTTTTGAATTGGTTTGGCAATATACCATTTTTTTCTGCAGTTTTTGGTGGTAAGCTGAAGAGAAATGGTATAACACCTATTACTTGTTATTATTTTATAGATAAATTATTAAACAGTTCTTATCCTTATTTGTATATCGGAGAATGGTATAAACAATTCGATTACAAAATAAATTATCCAAATTTTGAATGGTGGGATGGGGAAAACTGGATTAAAAAATAATTTAGAAAAACCCACTTTTTTTATCCAAAACCATATACTTATTCGTGTATGGTATTGATTTATACCTAAAAAATACCGTTTTCAATAAAAAAATCAATGGAGAAATAAATGGACATCAGCAATCGCATCTTGTCTGAGATCACAGTTTACATGAAGTATGCTCGTTTCATTCCCGAAAAAAATCGTAGGGAAACTTGGGAAGAATTGGTGACACGAAATAAAAAAATGCACCAAAGAAAATATCCAAAATTAAAAGATGAAATTGAAAATGTCTATAAAATGGTATATGATAAGAAAGTATTACCATCAATGCGTTCATTGCAATTCGGTGGTAAACCAATTGAAATTTCTCCTAATAGAGTTTACAACTGTGCATATCTTCCAATAGATGACTGGCGTGCATTTGGTGAAATAATGTTTCTTCTTCTTGGTGGAACAGGTGTTGGTTATTCCGTTCAGAAGCATCATGTAGAAAGTTTGCCACCAATTCACAGACCTAAATCAAAAGAAAGAAGATTTCTTATTGGTGACTCGATTGAAGGATGGGCAGATGCAATTAAAGCCGTAATAAAGTCTTATTTCACCGGTGGTTCATCTATTCGTTTTGATTATTCCGATATTCGTCATAAGGGTGCTCGTCTTATTACAAGTGGTGGTAAGGCACCCGGTCCAGAACCACTTCGCATTTGTATTGAAAAGATTAGGGCAATACTTGAACTTAAAAATGACGGTGAACAATTATCACCCATTGAAGTTCACGATATTGTTTGTCATATTGCAGATGCAGTTCTTGCGGGTGGTATTCGCCGTGCTGCTCTTATTTCTCTTTTTTCTGCAGATGATGACGATATGATTTCATGTAAGTTTGGAAATTGGTGGGAACTTAATCCACAAAGAGGCAGAGCTAATAATTCGGCAGTTCTTCTTCGTAGTAAGGTAACAGAAGAATTTTTCAAATCACTTTGGAAGAAAATAGAATTATCAAATGCAGGTGAGCCGGGTATTTATCTTTCCAACGATAAAGATTGGGGAACAAATCCTTGTTGTGAGATTGCACTTCGCCCATTCCAATTTTGTAACTTGTGTGAAGTAAATGTTTCCGATGTTGAAAGTCAAGAGGATTTGGAGGATAGAGTTCGTGCCGCTTCTTTCATCGGAACATTGCAGGCAGGTTATACGGATTTTCATTATCTTCGCCCAATATGGCAAAGAACAACTGAAAAGGATGCACTTCTCGGTGTTGGTATGACAGGTATCGGTTCTGGTAAAGTTCAAAAGTTGGATTTGAAAGCTGCTGCTAAGGCATCAAGAGAAGAAAACGAAAGAGTTGCGGAACTTATCGGTATCAATAAATCCGCAAGAACAACAACGATTAAACCTGCTGGAACATCATCATTGACATTGGGTTGTTCATCAGGCATTCATGCATGGCATAATGACTATTATCTACGCCGTGTTCGTGTTGGTAAGAATGAGGCAATTTATACTTATCTCACAATCAATCATCCCGAATTGGTAGAAGATGAATACTTCCGCCCACATGATACTGCTGTAATTGGTGTTCCACAAAAGTCACCAGAGGGTTCAATACTTCGTAGTGAAAGTCCATTACAATTATTGGAAAGAGTAAAATGGTTCAATCAGAATTGGATTAAGCCAGGTCATAGAACAGGTATGAACACACATAATATATCTGCAACAGTATCTATCCGCGAACACGAATGGGATGCCGTTGGTAATTGGATGTGGGAAAATAAAGAACACTTCAATGGTCTTTCAGTATTGCCTTATGACGGTGGAACATACATACAGGCACCTTTTGAAGATATTGATGAAGAAAAGTATAATAAGTTAATGGAAACTCTGCACGATGTTGATTTAAGTAATGTTGTTGAGTTGGAAGACAATACAGATTTGACTGGCGAATTGGCTTGTGCTGGTGGTGCCTGTGAAATAAAATAAATAATAATGTTATAGTTCTTTGGGAATAAGGAGAAAAGTTATGGATATAACTTCATTTTGGTTGGGTGTATGTGCAGTTACAGTCTTAACGGCAGTTACGGTTGTAGTTGTGGGTATGTTCAAAATTAGTAGATTAAACAAAGAACTAAATAATTTAGAGAGGTTAGTTGATACAGTAGTTAATCAATTGGATCAACGAATTACATCAACAGATGATTATTTTAGACGAATGATTGATTCCAGAGTTGATAGCTTGAGTTCGGTTATTGAAAAAGAACATCGGTTCATCCACGAAAGAATTGATAAATCACAACAAGAAGTTGTTGGTGAAATAAAATTCGTGCATGAAAGAATTGATGGTTTGGGTAAAGTAAAATAAAAATAAAGTATAATTATTATTAAACACATTATCCAAAGAACTATAACACATATTTTTGATATAACATGATTAAATTAAAGAAATTATTGACAGAGGGTGGGAATATGTTTCCCGATGCCGTGGCGATTAAACAAAATGAAGTGGCGGCAACTGTCTCAAAAATTGAGACAGTTGTTTTGAAACCACTCGGTCTTATCGGTTTTGGAACAGATTGTTTCATACTCGGTAGTGCAGGAAAGAAACCTGATGTTCAATTATCAGGTGACTTGGACATTGGTATTTCAATGGATCAATTGGCATCCGCCAATGGTTTGAAATTAAGTGATGTATTGGATTGGTTGATAAAGGAATTGGAAAAGATGGGTTATGATGCAAAGCCACTTCGTGGGTTCTCACAAGTTTCTATTCCGTTTCCAATAGTCGGCAGAGTTACGGAAGAACCTGTGCAAGTTGATTTCATGTTATCAAATAATGTTAATTGGACACAATTTGTTTATTCATCACCGGATTATTCAAAGGGTGAGTCAAAATATAAACAAGCATATAGAAACTTTTTATTGGCTGCAGTTGTTTCTGCGGTTGATTACAAAGTATTAAAGAAAACCGATAAGGATGTTCCGATTGAAGTTGAGAAGTATGTTATGAGACATGACAAAGGAATTTATAGATTAGCAAAAAGTTATGCCGGTAAAGGTGGTAGTATTATCAAAGCCGGTAAAACTATTGCAGGTAGTGAAAGTTTTGTAACACAAACACCGGAAGAAATGATACATTTCTTTTTGGGAGATCAGTATACTATCGCTGATGCTGCATCATTTGAAAAATTATATGATGTTGTATTTAACAAACAAAGTAAAGTTTCAGGAATGCGAGACACAATTCGCAAGTTTTTTATACAAAGTATAACCAATGCAAAATTACCGATACCGGAGATAATGTAGGTTATATTATACACAGGAGGTTTTATGGCCAAGCAAGAAATCTATGCCCAACTAACAAACTTATTCAATGAGTTTACAGTTGCACATAATTCAACAAAAAAGAAAGATGCTGCTATTGCTCGTAAGGCGGCAAGTGCAATTAAGAAATTGATTACACCGTATAATCAAGCATCTGTTGCCGAAGCAAAAGCTGCTAAATTATCTAATTAACTTTTTTATTTTTAATTTTTCGAGGTTATTATGGTAACGATAAATTCTATTCTTCGTAGAGACAATTTATGGGATGACGTTGTAAATCAGTTGTCCAAAACACATCTTGATTTACCTCGTTTTAATACTCGAACATTAGTTCAAGACGCGGATGGAGTTCGTAACATTTATGCAGAAGTTCCTGGTTGTGCAAAAGAGGATATTAACATTACGGTAAAAAACAATATCCTTAATGTAACAGGTCACAGAAAGGTTACAAACATCTTCGGTGAAAAAACAATTGAATTGAGATTTGAATTACCAAACGGTAAAATCAAATATGATTTGAAAGGAGTTACTGCTAGTGTTGAGAATGGTATTCTTCATATTTCAGTTCCGTATGAAAAACCAACGGAACCCGAAGAAATAACAATCAAAGTAAAATAAGATTAGATGTTAAGTTTAGGGTGGTGGAAACATCACCCTTTTTTATTTATCTCATATTTATAGTTACAGAAGTATTTTTTCACACAAAGGCAACTACATGGGATGGCGTAATGTCAAAAAGAAACTCAAAACAATTAAAAGATGTGTTGGCAAAAATATGTTTAGTGCTTGGGACATTTTTCAATCCTCTTGGGTTCGATGCGGCCTTTGCTTTAGTAACAAAACTTACCGGGAGTTACATCGTTACCGATATTATATTTTATTCGGTAGCGCTGTTATTTTTTGGACTTTATTTTTTATTATCTCGTAAATAAACATTGGAGTTTGTAATGAAATCTTTGAAATTAAAAAGTCTTTTATTGAAAGAAGAAGATGAAGGACTTGGACAAAAAGTAAAAACTGCTATAAAGAAAATTGAAAAGGCGGTTGAAGAAAAGGATGATGATACACAGGCACTCATTGAACTTGCAAAATTAGTTGGTGAAAAGAAATGTGTTACAAAATTAGAAGCAATAAAAGATATTGAAAAGGCAGAAGAAGGAACTCCATACTTTATTGAACAATATAAAAAAGAAGTTGAGAAGGGGTTGATGGATATGGTAAGAGAAAAATTTGAAGCAAAAGAATATGGTGCAGTTATTGCATCAATTTAACAAATAATAATTGTTACATAAATAAGTTATTATCATGGCAGATCAATACATAGCACCGCAAATCGGTGACAGTCCGTTTACATATACACCAGTTCCAGATTCATTACAAGAAGTAGATACCCGGATATTACCTTTTTACATTCTTAAACCAAATGTTGCAGTTAGTAATTTTGGTGATAGTGGAACGCAAGGTGCAAAATTAAATATAATTCCAAAAAATAATAATTACTTAAAAAAAACAATGCCGATATATTTGGCATCAACATTTTCGGAAGAAGTAAAAATAGTAGGAAAAACAAAACAATGGCATAGATCTGGTACAGAAGTAAAATCCGCAGATGCATATTTTATAGATAACGGTGCTTTGCCCGAATATGAATATGAAGGTGGTGAATTTAGTGAAATAACTTATGCATTTGATAGAGTAAGACTAGTTCCTGCAGTTGATTCAACTGGTGCAAGACAGAGAACTAGAATTGGGGAAAGAATAATAAATGGTGGATGGAATTTAGTAGCAGATTTACATGGAAAATTCACTCGTTATATTCAATTTCCAGAACAACCACTTGTTTCGGATGCAACTCTAGATTCAACTAGTCCTTTCTATAATGAAGACATTGCAAATGATGTTTATAGACCGTTTCAACAGATACTAACTGGAATAGTTCAAAAAAATGTTGTTCTTGCAACTTCAAAACTTGTTTATAGAACAAGAAAATGTCCTCAAACTGCAGGAAAGCCAGACGGTATTGATTATGAATGGTACTTTGAAGTAGATGATATTGAACTATTGACAAACTTAACAATAAAACAACAATCATCAAGATCTGGCACAGTTCCTATACTTGATGAATTTGGTGACGAAGTTGGTAAAGAAGGTGTTTTAGTTTCACTTGCGGATAGAATACGAAATACAGTTTCATTGGGAGATGACACATCAAGAGTTGTATTTACACCAGATGGTAAAATAGAGTCACACAAAAGACCTATAGCACAACACGTTATTTGGGCAAATCATAGCAGAAAAATTGCTTATATTGGTGAAGAACAATCAGTAAAAAAAGATGGAACACCATCACCGAATACAACATTTTTCTTGGAACCACCACTTGGGTTTTATGGACAAGATAATGACTTTAGCGTTGAAACGGATGCTGAAGCTAATATGTTTAGATTTGCTAGCGTTACGCTGGATAAACTATACATATATTACGGGTTATCAAAACCGCCGGCAAGAGGAAATGATAACATACTAGTTGCTAGAACGGTGGCACTTGATGAAAATTCTAGTGATGAAAAATTAGATATGAATTGGTTAAATTTTAACAATCCACCCGCAGGCCGAGAAAATTTTCAAAAAAACGATAAGGGCTTTCTTGATTTTTTTGGAATGTATGTAAAATTCATAGACTGGGAATGGATACCCGAATGGGGAAGTCCAAGTTTTGCATATCAAGCTGAAAAATATTGGGTAGATAATCCAGATGGTACTAGATCTGGACCATTTTATAGAACATCCAGATACCAAGATGAAATTTTTAAATCGGGAAACATTTCACTTGTAAATTCAGGTAATATCACTTCAACAACAAATCTTGCTGGTCTAACAAATGCATCATCCGCAGCCGTTATTCCACCAGCAAATGCATTTTATAGGCCAACCGAATACGTTAAGCCACTTGATGCTACACAAGTGGCAAAAGGAATGGTTCTATGGTACGGTGGTCAATGGGATCAAAATAAATTTGGTCAAATACCACCAGGAGTTGAAATTGGCCGTGAAGGATTTTATCGTAGTCCTTGGATATGTTTAAGAAATGTTCCAAATACATTCAATGGTTTATATCCTGGAAGAGCAACACTTTTTGTAAATCCATACACAATTTTGCAAAATGACGCAGGATACCCACCAAATTATACCGGACCAAAAAATTTACCAATTGGAACTCAATTAGATAAAGATGGTAATATATTAAAACCTATACCTGATTATTTTTTAGGAAACAGGAGATCTTTAAGTTTTGTTACCGATAAAGCATTGCTCATGGGTTCATCCGGATGTCCTCCATTATCATTTGATGCGAAAGATATGTGGATAGAGACATCAAAAGGATTGATTCTTGCACCAACATTTAGATTCGGAACAACTGGATATGCAAATGATGTTTATGCCAGTACACGTTCTTATTTGGAAATAGAAAATGAAAGAGCACGAAATACTTTGAGTGGAAATACTATTGATGGTTTTCATTCTTTGAATCCGGCATACATAATTCCTGTTGATAATTACGAAGATGATAGAAAGTATTATGTTCCAAACGGACCAAATCCACAATTTGCAAATTACTTTTTTAGAGATATACGATTTGTTCCAACATACGATATTGAAAGAGATTCACGTGGTAGAGTAAAAAAGAGAACCCGAACTATTGCGGAAGTAAATAATAGAGTAATTCCAGGAGTTTTCAATCTAATTGCAGATTTGTATATGTATATTCCAACTTACAGAGATATACAAAATCCATCATTTGGCACAGTACGTATGTTTGTTGGTATTCTTTATCCAGATTATATTTTAGCAAGAGGTCAATTAGTAACTAGCATAAATCAAGATTGTGAAGATTTATTTGATTGGAACTCTGTTAAATATGAATACAGATTTAGTGTTAGTCAAATTAATTCGTTATTTCCATTAAGTCAAGGGTATAATCACCATGCAAATAATATAAGATCCGCTCTAACTGGTGCAGATAGAAATAGAAAATACAAAATGGGTTTACCGGGATTAAAACCTGGAGATCCAGTCACGTTAGATAGAATGAAAGATTATGAACTTTCTTTTATTAACGGAGAAACAAGAATAACTCTCTTGAATCATATATTGAAACAAAATGCATATGAGGAGATGAATAATAGACATTGGCAACCATATCTTCAAGAAAATGAAAAATATTACAGTTATTCGTTTGGTAATCTTCCTATATTGATTGATCAAGAACCTAAAGGAGTTTTTGGTAAATTGGTATTAAAAGATGCGGTTGATAAATATGTTATTCCTTATGACATAACTCGTTTCAAAAATAAAGTAATAGGTGAAACTCCTTGCACTCAAAGTTCATATAGATGGGATTTTAGAGACGAATATCCAAAGGCACCCGGTTCGGATCTTGCAGCCGATGTTAAACCAGAATATGTAAATTGTGAAGATGCCGTGTGGATTCCATACAGTAGTAATCCATTTTTAGAAGCAAAAGAATTTGTAGATCCTTCGTTTCAATTCGTAGTAGGAATAGATGAAGTTCCTGAAGAAAAATTACCAAAAATAATTGGTTTTGTTCCTAAAATAACAAAAATAAGAAATGAGGAATTAACAGAAACTATAAAAACAAGAGATCCTCAATCTCCATGTTATCAGGGATATAAAACGGTATACGATATTACAGAATACTATGAAGTGACTCATAGTAAAGATTGCTGGACAGATGCATCGCCGTTGAATGAGGGAGAAGAAAATGTTATATTCGATGGTTTTGCTTGGAAGCGTTACAATGGATTTTTTAGCGGAAGTATAGAGTATATCACAACTACACAAACAGTTTGGGAAAAACCCGAAAAAATAATGTGTGATTGTATAGAAATAAAAGTTGCTGGAACACCAGTTATTGATCCCGATGATCCATGTGGATGCAGAGAAATATACATAGATAATGTTTATGAAATTTGTTTGGATGATGGTCTTTATTATTATGATAATCAAATAATTCCACCAAACAAATTACCAAAGAAAACAGAAACTAGATATTCGGTTAGCATTGATTGTGGTAAAGTTGATGTTAAAGTTCATCATAAGATAAATCCTGAAACGGATATTTTATATGCAAAAGAAATAATAGAAAATTATCCGATGTTCAATAATTCAGATAGTCCTGATTGTTATTTCACTTCTTCTATGCAAAGAAGTTCCTCATATGAATATCATAGAGACGTTGTAGGTTGTCATCAATGTGAAACATACTCTCCATATTTTGCAGTTAGTTATGGTAACTTTAATGGTTCAGGATCAGTTCAGAGTTCATTTGAGTCAAATGATTCACCATCACGCGCTGTTTATTCGAGATACAGATTGATAACACAAGAATCACCAACAACTAAATTTAGTTTCTACACAAATGGCGTGATTGACCAAAATGTTGATGAAATTTATACTATTAACTTTTATAGTGAATATGCAAAAGATGGTATAGATCCTGGAAACTTTGAATTAAGTTTGGCAGAATTAAATGGTGGTACTTATGCCAACAATGTATTTACTGGTAGTAATGTTCAAGTCAGTTCATCGAAAAAAATAATAACTTTGATAGATACTTCAAATGATTTAAGAAATGAAGAATTTTGTTCAACATCACCGTATACATCATTTGATATTGTTAGTGGTAGTTTAGTAAACGGATACTATAATACAAGTTCATTGCATACTTATGGAACAATATATCCTTTATTAAATTTAGTTGTATTGGATGGAAAAAAATTGCGTAATGAATTGAGCTTTAATACCGTAACCGGCAGTAATATAAATGGTGATAATTCCAGTAAAATATTTACATCAATAAGTGGTGCCGCTTCTTTGAATAATCCTATTAGAGCTAGAAAAGCCCATAAGAAAATAAGAACAGAATACCTTTTAAAGATAAAACACATGGAAGCAAATTATAGTAATAATCCCACATTTGTTGTTTCTGACAATGCACTATCACAGAAAGGAAAAATAAAGAATGAGTGTTTTGATAATGAACCGATTACATATATTACAGCAATAGGATTTTACAGTGATCAAAATGAATTGGTTGCTATAGCTAAACCAAGTAAACCAATTATTAAAACACCAAATGATGAAGTATATTTAAAAATTGCAATATCAACATAGAATTGGAGGTTTTTTATGAAAAATTTACATGTCTATAAAAAAGGTATCATACTTGAAACTGCACCATATTACAACTTTGATACCGAAGATTTTACAGATATGTCTCATATAGTAGAGTATGACAATAAAATATACCAAATATTATGTAATTCTTTCGGTGAATTGAATGAACCAGACGAAGAAGCAATTCCTCTGGAAGAAACAGATGATAGAGAAAATATGCCTGACACTAACTTTTTTGCTGGGATGGACTCAAATAGTGGGTTTTCTTTATCATCCATATTCTCAAGTATAAAAGACATACAAATAGAAGGTGATGAATTTTAATAAAGTATTTGCTTGCTTTTTATTTCAAAAATTCATATATTTGATTATACATTTTTAACAATATGTAATATATTATGATTACAATAAAACATTTCACAGCAGCATGGTGCCAACCGTGTAAACAATTAACGCCAATCATACAAAAAATAGTTGGGGAATATCCAATGATTGGCTATCAAAAAATAGATATTGATCAAAATTCAGAAATAGCACAACAATATGGTGTTCGTGCAGTTCCAACTGTTTTGTTTGAAAAACATGGTAAAGTAGTTCAGCAAGTTGTTGGATTAAAACCAATGTCATATTACGAACAAATTATCAATAGTCTTTAAGGTGACACATGACAGACTTCTTTCAATATCCCACGAAAGATGTCACTATAACTTTACCTGAAATTGTTATCGAAAAACACGAAAACATTTGGGTAGTCCGTGATGATTTGCTTCCGGGTGGAACAAAAAGACGTTTCCTTTATCGTTATCTTCAATCACAATCCCATGTTCGTGAATGGGTATATGCGTCTCCAAGAGTTGGCTATGCTCAAGTAGCACTTGCTTATGCTTGTAAAGATTTAGGATTGAAGGCAACCGTTGTTATTCCAAAAGGAAAACACTTACCACTAACCGAAGAAGCAATATCTATTGGTGCAAACATCATAGAAGTTCCTATGGGGTTTCTAACACACATCCAAAGTGTTGCTAAAAAGTATGCCCTTGAAACACCCGATACACAATTGTTGCCATTCGGTCTTGATCATCCTGTTGTTATTGATGAAGTTGCCAGAATTGCTAGTCAGTTGCCAATCAAACCAAAAGAAGTTTGGTCTTGTATAAGTTCGGGAGTTCTTTCAAGAGGATTACAGAGGGCATGGCCAGATGCAAAAGTCTATGGTGTTAGGGTTGGCCATAATACAACAGACAGAGAGAGGGGTAGGGCAGAAGTATTCATATCGAAATATAAATTTGAACAAAAATGTAAACCGGCAGAGAAGCCACCATTTCCTTCTTCGGATTACTATGACTCAAAAGTTTGGTCATTTATTAAAGAACACGCATCGGAAGATGCATTATTTTGGAATGTAGGAGGTTAAAATGGGTTGGCATACATCGAATCCTAATGTTACGGTAGAATATAAAAATGATTTTGATCTAACCGTAAAATTTCGTAAATTAGTTTCAGAAGCAGTAACACCACAATATGCTCAAGATGGTGATGCTGGTATGGATTTGACAGCAACATCATTTAGAGTATCAGATACCTTTATGGAATTTGGAACTGGTATTGCTGTAGAAATTCCACATGGCCATGTTGGACTTCTATTTCCAAGAAGTTCAATTACAAAATCGGCACCAGGTGTCTCACTTAAAAATTCAGTAGGTGTTATTGATTCAAATTATCGTGGTGAAATTCTTGTAAGATTTGAGTTACCATATTCAGGCGTAAACGAAGGAATAATTCCAGTTATTGGTGACAAAGTTGCTCAATTGGTAATCATACCATATCCAAAAGTTCACTTGGAAGAAGTAAAAGAATTGTCCGATAGTAATAGAGGTGATGGTGGTTTTGGTTCAACAGATAAGAAATAATTTTGATATTTATTGTAAACAGTTTACATAACAGAGAGAAACAATGGCAAAGTTAAAACATTTATTACCAGATAAACAATTAAACGAGAGTGGGCTTGCTCGATTGTCAAAACATATGGAAGAACATGATTGTGGCACAATAACTGCATTTCGTTCCAAAGAAGGTTGTGCTACAGCTGAAGATAAACCATATTCAAAAGGTGACAATCAAAAAAGAAACAGACAATTATATGCCAATCTTCAAATGATGGGTTACGGTGTTACTGCAGTTCAAGGTGCTTATATTGAAAACTACGGAACACCTGATGCAAAAGAAGTTAAAGAAAATGTTTACTTTGTTGTTGATTTGAAAGACAAAGGAAAATTGCGAGAAGACTTGATAAATCTTGGCGGTAAGTATCAACAGGATTCTATTCTCTATATTCCAAAAGACGGCGATGGTTCTACACTAATTGGAACAAGTGATTGTGAAAGTTCGTATCCTGGTTTTGGTAAAGAAGTTAAGTTCAAAGATAGAAAGATGGGGCAAGGTGGTGAGTTTATGACAAAGGTTAGTGGTAGACCATTCATGTTTGAAACCACATTACTTGAAACGATAATAGAAGATAACTACTACAAACACGCAAACATAATGGGTAAATGGGCAACAAAAACTATTGCAAATGGTGATTGGAAAGATATTGACATTTAATTTTTATTAAAGGTATTATTATGAGCCGTTCATATAGAAAAAATCCTATAATAGGCAATGCTGGAATTTCTGAAAAATATGATAAAGTCCATGCACATCGTAAGAGTAGAAAACAAATTAAAGATCACATCACCGCAACTCATGGTGATTTGGAATTATTGGAAGAAATAATGATGCCGGAGGAAGATGAAATTTCTGATCCTTGGACATCATCAAAAGACGGAAAGACTTATATTGATCCGGTAATACGCGATAATGATACAGAATTTATGAAAGAAGTTAAAACAAAAATTATGAGGAAATAATTGTTATGGATTTTGTTATGGTCGAACCAAAACGCAGTAAATTCGGTGCCTATCATTTTAATGGTAGCGAACAATCTGCAAAAGAAGCATCTGAAAAATGGGAATGTATTATAGGTAGGAATGAAAACTTTGAAAACAAATATGTAATTACATTCGGTGATGGTCAAAAATGTTTTCCAAATTCTTATATTGTAGTTGAAGAAAATAAACCTATTGTGTATTCACAAGAGGAATTTATTAGAAAATATCAAATAGTATATGACCTTCGTGACCGTATAGGTGCTTTTTATTCAATAGATTAACAAAAGGTGTTTTGTGGAAGAAGATTATTTCCAACAATTTTACGGAATGAATCCGTATCTATCCATAACTGCTGAACAAATAACATACATAAAAGAAAACTTTGATAAAGAATATGTCAAAGACCGTCTGGCTGAAATAGCAATGACATATCCACTACCGTATGCGGATATTACAATCGAAAGTGCTCAAAGCGAGTTTCTAAAATTGAAAGGTATTCGTTGGAATGAAATTCTAAAAGAAGGTGAGTGGTTTCCAAGAAAAGCATCCGAACCAAAATATGCTTTGACTTATGGTGGAAAACAGTTATATTTCAGTCGTCTTAATACTGGTAACGATGCATCAAACTATTTCCAACAAAAGAACCGTTGGGAAGTTGATGCATCCGTATCACCAGGTCCTGCTAGAACATGGCAAAACCATAAGTTTATGAAGTCACTTATGGGTTCTATGTATTCTCTTAAAATGGAAACAATCGGTAAATCAGAATTGAGAACAATGTTAGGATTGCGTAAATACATTTGTTCACAGTTCAAACCTAATGTTGCAAAGTGTATGTACGAAATGTTAGGTGCAAAAAATGTATTAGACTTTTCTATGGGATGGGGTGACAGACTTGCGGGATTTTACGCTGCCTCTTGCACCGAACATTATGTTGGATTGGATCCAAGAGTAGAAAACCATCCGATATATGATGAACAAGTCCAGTTCTATGAAAAGAATTTAGGTTTCTTTGAAGGTAAGAAGAAAACAAATTTCTATCAATCACCAGCAGAAGATTTTGATTTCTCACAATATCCAGAACATTTTGATTTGGTGTTTACATCACCACCGTATTTCAATGTTGAGAAGTATTCACAATCAGATACACAGAGTTGGGTTCGATATAAAGGAATTGATATGTGGAATAAAGATTTTCTACAAAAGACACTAGGAAATATTATACCATCATTGCGAGTTGGTGGTGTCATGGCAATAAACATTGCAGATGTTTACACAAATTCCGCATGGTCTACGGGTAGACAATGGTTAGAGATAACAAACCCGATGAATGATTTTCTTGTAGAGAGTGGAATGGAATACTTGGGATGTATCGGAATGGAAATGTCCAAAAGACCTAACTCTGCCGGTGCAGGAACAGCTACAAGAGACGGACACTTTCTTGATGATAGTGTTCAGTTTGCTCAAGAGAATAAAGATAAAAAGTTTTGTGAACCAATATGGATGTTCAAAAAGGTATAATATGTATCAAAACATTTTTGTTAAAACAAATACAAAAGAAGCATGGGTGTGGGATGATGCCAAAGGTTTGATGCATTTTGAATACACGCCTTATGCTTACAAGAAAGATCCTAACGGTAAATATATTTCTCTATACGGTGATAAACTTTCAAAGGTTACAAACTTTGTAAAGAATGATCCTGACCTATTTGAATCGGATATTGCAGAGACAACTCGTATTCTTGTTGATATGTATAGTGATTCCGATATGCCCTCGAAAGGAATTGTTACAATGACATTTGATATTGAGGTTGAAATGATTACCGGTATTCCTGATCCAACACAAGGTAATAACGAAGTTACATCTATTGCTTACCATGATTCCGCAACAAACCAATATACAATTCTTGTATTGGACAAGAAAAGAAAATTGGAAAATAAAACTACGGAAAACAAAAAAGTAATTCCTTGTCCAGATGAAAAAACTTTGTTGCTTAAATTCATAGATGCTATTCAAGAAATCCAACCCCATATTATGACTGGATGGAATTGTGATGCATTCGATATTCCATATTTGTATAATCGTATCAAAAGAGTTCTTGGTAAAAAACAAGCAAATAGTCTTTCAGTAATTGGTGAAATGTTTTATTCACCATATCGTAATCGTTATACAATCGGTGGAACATCCGTGTTAGATTATATGACCGTGTATAAAAAATTCTCATATAAAGAATTACCATCTTATGCTCTAAACGCAGTTTGTATGACCGAACTTGGTCGTGGTAAGGTTGAGTATGAAGGCAACCTTGATGACTTGATGGAAAATGATATTGATACATTTATAGAATACAACATTACTGACGTTGAGTTGGTTATCGAATTGGACAAGAAGTTACAGTATATTGATTTAGTTCGTGGTATCGCTCATGTTGGCCATGTTCCTTATGAAGACTTTGTATATTCATCAAAGTATTTGGAAGGTGCTATGCTTACTTATCTTAAACATATTGGCGGTGTTGTTGCTCCGAACAAACCTGCTGATAGACAAGAAAAGATGCAAGAATTGAAAGAGAGCGGTGAGAAAGGATTTATCGGTGCATTTGTTAAGGATCCTGTTCCGGGTAGATATGATTGGATGTATGACTTGGATTTGACATCACTATATCCGTCAATCATTATGACACTAAACATTTCTCCAGAAACAAAGATTGCTAAGATTGAAGATTGGAATGCTGAGGATTTTCTTCGTGGAAAAAAAGATGAATATATTGTTGGCAATGACCGTATATCAAAAGAAAAATTAAAAGCATTTCTTGATAAATACAAGTATACAGTTTCATCAAATGGTGTCATGTATAGTTCAGATAAAACAGGACTTATTCCAGCAATTCTTTCAGATTGGTTTGATAAACGGGTGGAATATAAAAATGAAATGAAGAAGTGGGGTAAAGCTGGAAATACAGAAAAGTATGAGTTTTACAAGAAAAGACAACTTGTTCAGAAAATTCTTTTGAATAGTATGTATGGTATCTTGGGATTACCTGCATTTCGTTTTTATGATATTGACAATGCAGAAGCAGTTACACTTTCTGGTCAAACGGTTATCAAGAAAACAGAAGCTGCTATCAATATGAAATACAATAAAGAATTGAAAACCGATGATATTGATTATGTGCAGTATGTTGATACTGACTCTGTGTTTGTTTCGTGTTTACCTTTGGTGAATAATAGATTTCCGGATATTGATACAAACGATATTGAAACAATGACGCCGAAGATTTATGAGATTGCAACGGAAGTTCAAGATTATGTCAATCAATTTTATGATGTTTTTGCCAAAAAGATATTCAATACTGACAAACATCGTTTGGAAATCAAACAAGAAATGATTGGTAGAACAGGATTCTGGCAAAAGAAAAAGAGATATGCACTTTGGATTATTTCTGATAACGGTGTTCCAATGGATAAGTTGGAAGTTAAAGGTTTGGATATTGTTCGTTCATCTTTTCCCAAATCATTTCAAAAATGTATGAAGGATGTGATGATTGATATTCTCAAAGGTAAAGATAAAAATGAAATTGATGAATACATATTGACTTTCAAAAAGAATTTGAATGATGTTTTGATAAACGAGGTTGCAAAAACTTCTTCAATAAAAGATATTAAAAAGTATGCTACTCCCGTTAAAGATGATGTTCTCGGTAAGTATGCAAAGGGAACGCCATCACATATCAAGGCGGCTATAAACTATAATAAGTTATTGACTATATTTGGTTGTCCTCCTAAATATCCGCCAATTAAAAATGGTGATAAGGTTAAGATTGCTTATTTGAAATCAAACAAATACGGATTGGAAGAGTTGGCATTTCGTGGTGATTCGGATCCAGAAGAAATTATACAATTTGTCAAGGATTATTTTGATGCCAATGAATTATTTGTTTCGGAATTGGATGGCAAGTTAAAAAATTTCTATGAGGCAATGCAGTGGGATTTCCCAACCGAGAATAAAAAAGTTGCACAAAAGTTTTTTTCGTTTTGAAATTACGCAAAAATTTCATATATTAGCATAAATTATTTACTATTCATTAAGGATTGTTGTTATGGAAAAATCAAAGTTGTTGAACTTTATCAGTAAGTATCATTTGGGTAAGCTGATACAGTCTGTTGCTTGGAATGCAAATGGTGGGCTTTCCACTCGTTTTATTTCTGATGATAAATGTGTAGTTGGCGAAGTTAAGTTGAAAAGTTTTCAAGGTGATGATTGGAAGTTTGGTGTGTATAACACAGACTTGCTTGTAAGTCTTCTTGGTGTTCTTGGTAACACAGTAAACTTTCAAGTGAATGGTGCTGGTGATAAGGCATTCTCATTGACTATTGATGATAAATCAACTACTGTAAATTATATGTTGGCTGACCTTGCAGTTATTCCACCTGCACCAGACTTGAAAGAATTGCCAAAGTTTGAGTTGGATATTACAATTACAAAAGAATTTATTGATAAATTCATCAAGGCAAAGTCTGCTCTATCGGATATTGAAAAGTTTACGGTATTAAAAAATGATAAACTGAATAAGTATCAAATTGTTCTCGGTTATTCAAATACAAATTCAAATCGTATCTCAATTGATATTGATTGTAATGCTAGTGATGATATTGAACCAATTAGTTTCTCTGCTAAATACTTCAATGGTATTCTTGCTGCTAATAAAGATTTGAATGGTGGAACACTCAAAGTTTCATCAGAAGGTTTGGCAAAAGTTGAATTTGATATTGATGACTATGATGCAAAATATTATTTAGTAAAATTGGATAACAATTGATGAAAAAATATTTTTATGAAAAGGGTAATGTTCTATCTTGGCCGTGTAATATTACATACGGTGAATTGGTAACTTATGATGATAAAAAGTTTTCCGAATGGGTAGAAGATTTACGAATGAGGTTTTTGAAAGATTGGGATGAAAACGGTAAACCACCACTCGTTGGCAGATCCGAAGAGGAGATTGTTCAATCGTTTTCAAAGCTCCGTCAATTCAATTCATCAAAAGTTTTTCATAATCCAGATAAAGGCAATGACAAAGATATAATCGGCGTCATTGCCAATTTCTCTAAAAATGGTTCTGCTGCTAATCAATTCTTTCCAACGATGCTGAAAACAAAGATTGCGAGTGGAACAAGTGGTGAGACATCTAGATCAATCTATGATTTCTTTACCGATGAAATGAAAGATACTTTTCATCATGTTATGCGTAGAACTCTTTACAATGACTCGATGTATCTTTATAGTAAATCTATTTCATCAAATCAAATCAAGAACCCTTATTTCCGAGAAGGTGAAACTCTACGCGATTTCTTTCTTGCATTTAAGAATGGTGATGGTAGATTTGATGGACAAGGTTTGCGTATATCAAAAATATCTTGCACACTTGAAACCTACAATAAAAAATATACAAAGTATTTGACTATAAAGGCAGACCAAATCCGTGAGTTTGTTAAGGATGGAATACTTGATGTGAGTATGATATTTTATTTAGGTGATATAGAAGAACTGTCTGATAATTTTATGATAAAAAAAGACGGTGAAGAACCAAGAGTAAATGTTTTCTTGGTAAGAGTATATGAAAAGAGTGCAAAATTATTTCCACAAGCATTTCAGATATTCCGTATTTCTTTCTCACAACCTGCTGTAAACTTTCCACCAATGACTGCAAAGTTTTTGTATGAACATTTTACAAAACATATTCCAGCAAGTGAAATGGTTACGGTATATGATCCAAGTGCCGGTTGGGGTGGAAGAATTTTAGGAGCAATGTCGGTGAGTAGGCCGATACATTATGTTGGAACGGATCCAAACACAGACAATTCAATTCCTGATTTGGGAATTACTCGTTATGAATATCTTGCAGACTTTTATTTGAAGTCTATTGGTGAGAAAGGTAGTTCACTTTCATCGAAGTTCTTTGATGTAAGAGAAGACCATACATACGAAGTTTTCCAAGATGGTTCTGAAACAATACAATTCAATCCTGATTTTCAAAAGTATAAAGGTAAATTGGATTTTGTTTTCACATCACCGCCGTATTTCAATCGTGAAATGTATTCTGATGATGATACACAATCATATAAGGCACACGGAGAATACGCAGATTGGCGTGATAACTTTTTGAAACCAACATTGGAAACTGCTGTTGCTTATTTGAAAAATGATAGATATATTTGTTGGAACATTGCAAATATCAAAGTATCTGCAACCAAAACAATAAATCTTGAACAAGATTCTATTGATATATTAAAATCTTTGGGAATGGAATACAAAGGTAAAATGTGTATGCTTATGACAAAGATGATTGGTAATTCCGATCCAGAACGATTAGCAAATAAAGTTTTATACAATGGTGAATGGTTTAAGCACGAACCAATTTTTGTTTTCTATAAACCCTAACATGAAACCTAACGGCGATAGTTTAAGTAAATTCTTTGATGTTGATCCGCTAGAAGTTCGTTTGTGGAAAGAGACCGGTGAATTTTTTGCAGGTAAAAGAGAATTGGATGATACAATAGATTGTATCTTTCAGTATTACCGCAAACACGGTTATCCATATATGAAAATTACTGAACACGAAAAACATGAACACATGAGAAAACTACAACAGTTTGATTATGATAGTATTTTCAAAGACGGTGATATAATTCAAACCATGAACGGACTTCGGTTAGCGTGGTCATACTTTCCGCACGCGATGGAAGTTAAATGCGGAAACTCAAAGATGTCTCCAATCGATAATTTTTTGAATGACCAAACATTCAAAATGACAATACGCAAATGTTTGAAGTGGTTGTCAAAACATTGGGGTAGTTCCTTTCAAGAGAACCGTCTTCGTCAATCACTTAAAATATATTCTGGTGTTCAAGGTGTTTCCAATTTTAGACCAACTGCTGCTGGTGTTATCTATAAAAAGTATGGTGGTGACGGTGTGATGTGGGATATGTCTTGTGGTTGGGGTGGAAGATTGGTTGGTGCTCTTGCTTCCCCTCATATTAAAACTTATATTGGAACAGAACCATCAACGAAAACATTTGAAGGTCTGTGTAAATTACGCGATGATTTTGATTATCTCGGTAAAGATATTCAATTGAATATGATGGGTTCGGAAGATTATCTTCCCGAAAAAGATAGTTTAGATTTATGTTTTACATCGCCACCATATTTCGATACTGAAAAATATGCAGATGAAGAAACTCAATCGTATAATAAATTTCCAACCCGTGAAACTTGGGGTTCTGGTTTTCTTCAATCAACTTTCCGTAATTGTTATCACGGATTGAAAATGGGTGGCTATATGCTAATAAACATAGCCAACACACCAAAGTATAAAGATTTGGAAGAAATGACTATAAAGTATGCCAACCTAGTTGGTTTCGATCACACCGATACTCTACAACTGATACTGTCCGCTGTTATGGGGGCTGGCTATAAAAGAGAGCCAATCTTCGTATTTCAAAAAAATCGCTAGGATATTAGGCGAAAATTACATATATTAGTAGATGAATTTATTAACCAATAAGGTATGTTATGTTTAACGCTTCACACACAATTTGGAATGAAAAGTATCGTCCACAGACACTTGACACTTATGTTGGCAATGAAACTGTAAAGGCAACATTCCAACAGTATATTGATACAAGTGATGTTCCACATCTTCTTTTGTATGGCGATGCCGGTAGTGGTAAAACTACCCTTGCTAAGATTGTTGCAAATACTATTGCAAAAGATAATTATATTTACATCAATGCTTCAGATGAAAATTCAGTAGATACTGTTCGTGATAAAATCAAACAGTTTGCTTCTTCGATTGGTTTTGGTGGATTGAAACTAATTATATTGGATGAATGTGATTACATGACGCCAAATGCTCAGGCGGCACTTCGTAATGTAATTGAAACATTCAGTAAGACAACTCGTTTTATTTTGACTTGTAACTATGTAGATAAGATTATTGATCCAATTCAATCTCGTTGTCAAATCTTTAACATAGTTCCACCGTCAAAAAAAGAAGTTGCACAACATCTTGTAAAAATTCTTGATGGTGAGAATATAAAGTATGAAAAGGATAATCTTGCAACGATTATCAATCAATCATATCCAGATATTCGCCGTGTAATTAACACAACTCAACGATGTGTTATTGGTGGTGTTTTGAAATTAGATGAAACAACTTTGGTAGAACACAATTATCTTTCTTCAATTGTTGATATTCTCAAATCAAATAAAAACAAAAAAGAAAAGTTTGATGGTATTCGTCAGTTACTTGCTGACAATCATGTTCGTGACTTCAATCAAATGTTCAGACATCTTTACGATACTGTTGATACATTCGCTAATGGTTTCGTATCAACTATTATTTTGATTATTGCTGAAGCACAATACAAAGATAGTTTTGTTGTAGACCATGAAATAAATGCCATGGCTATGTTTATTCAAATTATTATGGAAATTGACCAAAGGAGAAAATGATGGGTATTTATGACATCAATGGTGGTGGACAACCACCACAAGATCAACAAAGAATTAGTTTTGATCTAAACCAAGCATCAGATATTGCATGTGCAAAATGTGGACACAAATTTTTTCACGAAGTAACTTTCTTCAAAAAGATTTCGGCATTGATTTCGCCAAACGGACAGGAAGGTATTGTTCCAATTCCAACTTATGCTTGTTTGCAATGTGGTCATATCAATGACGAATTTATGCCAACAAAAAGACAACAACTAAACGATTAAGGATTATCATGGCAAAAAGTTTATTTGATCATATTAAAGGAGTTACTTTCCGTAAAACAAAATGGGAAGAACTTTCAGAAGAAGATACAAAATCATGGAGCAATTATATGATTGCTCGTTTCTTTTCAATGGAGCCGGAATTTGTTGAAGTCATAAATGAGTTTCAAACATATTCAAATGGAATACTATCTTCAAAGGATTACTATAAACTTTTGCTAGATATTCTCCCAAAGAAATCCATTTTCCTGAAATACATAAAGTCTAAACACAAAATGGAAATAGAACCAGAAATTCTATCTACACTTTGTAACCACTTTGAGTTGGGAAAAAATGAAGTATATGCATACATCAGATTTCTGAAAGAGAATAACCAAGATGAACTTATTGATATATTGAAACAATATGGAACGCCGGAAGCAGATATTACTAAATTTGAAAAACAATTAAAGAATATAAAATGAGGAATAATAAAATGTCAATAAAAGAAATTGATTTGGGTAGGAAACAGCCCGATGTTGTTACTGAAATGGAAAAGAAATTTCCGGTGATGACTGCCGAGTTTAAGAGAATACAACAGGCACAATATGAATTATTTTGTGCAAAACAGTCTAATTATGGTCCTGATAATATCTCTATGGGATCATCATTGGAAAGAGAAGAAGACCGTAAACTTTCTTTACAGGGTCTTTTCTTTCGTATAAATGATAAAGTAAATCGTTACAAACAAATGATTATGTTTGGTTCAAAAGATGCAGTCGGTGAATGTTTGGATGATACATTCAAAGATATTTCGGTATATGGTATCATTGCACAACTTGTTCAGTCAGGTAAGTGGGGTAAATAATGCCTAACAAAAAGGTATCTTTTTCACAATATCAAATATGGAAAGGTTGTCCTCATAGATGGAAACTCGCATACATAGATAAACTCGCAACTTATCAACCATCAACTGCTGCTCTATTCGGAACAGTAATGCATGAAGTGTTGCAAGAGTATGTTAAGACCATCTATGAGAAATCAATTGTTGAGGCAAATAAACTTGATCTCAATGAAATGTTACAGAGTGGTATTCGTGATGAATATAAAAAATTACTCACCGAAAATAAAGATGTTCACTTTTCAAGTGATAAAGAACTTAAAGAATACTATTCAGACGGTGTTCAAATTCTTCATTGGTTTAAGGCACATAGAGCAGATTTCTTTCAAAAGAAAGATTATGAATTGGTTGGTATTGAAATGCCTATAAACATTGTTCCACTCGAAACACATCCAACAGTTAAACTTGTTGGATTTTTGGATTTGGTTATTAAGAATACAAAGACTGGTGAGATATACATATATGATTTCAAAACCAGCACAAACGGTTGGAACAAATATGCAAAGGCAGATAAGGTAAAGACATCACAACTTGTTCTATACAAAACATATTATGCAAAACAATATGGTGTTAGTCCAGAAGAAATAAATGTTGAGTATTTAATTCTGCGTAGAAAGATTATTGAAGATGCAGAATACGAAGCAATGAAACAAAGAGTTCAAAGATTTGAACCATCGAACGGCAAAGTTTCTCAAAACAATATAAAGAAAGAAATTGCTGAATTTATTACAACTGTATTTACCGAAGACGGTGAATATAAATTGGATGTAATATATCCTGCCGAAGGCGGTAACAATTATTCAAACTGTAAGTATTGTGAATTTAATACTAACGAAGAACTTTGTCCGAAAGAAAAAAGAAACATAATGCCATTCTAAAATTTAATGTTTTGTAAAAATACTAGATATTTATAGTAAACTAATATCATTAGGTGTTTCGTGAAAATAGCTCAATTAGCAATTATTGACCTTTCGGTTTATAGGGGCATACATACCTTTACAAAAAATATATCATCACTGGATAGTGTTGATACCTTTTACTTTAATCCTAGCGAAACAAATAATTTCAAATCTGAATATCAGAACTGTGTAGATATTTCCGAAATGGAAATGACAGAACTGAAAAACAAATTGGAAGGTTATGATATTGTTGTTTTGAACCTCAACAAATTTATCTATGATGTTGATGGTATAGAAAAAAGAAAACCAGAACACAAACAAAAATTGATTGACTTGGCAAAGATGTATTGTAAGTTGAATACTATAACTGCATTCTTTGACCATGAGATATACCCGTATGAGGGCATGCACTTCAATACTATTTGTGTTCCTGCTTTCATAAAATATAGTGATTATTATTTAACATACACACCGTTTTTTGTGGATGCACTCAAAGAGTATATTGGAATGAGAGGAACTTCTGCATATACTTTTCAAGTCGGTGGTTACATTGACATGAGTATCTATGACAAGTGGATTGAAAAATCATGGATAGATAAAAAAGAATTACCATATATTTCAGAATGTGCATACTATGCTAAATTCAAAGGTCATGGGAACTTCAAACCGATAGTAGAAACAATGGGCAATTTAGGATTGAAAGACCTTTCAGGTAAGAAATTGGTTCACATCGGAAACACTTACTCGCCCGAAAATTATTTCAATCATGTAAAGATATTAGCAGAACACGCAAATGTTTCTCGTAAAACTTTTAGTGATACATTTCTACCAGACTTTGATTTGGATCCAACTGTGTTCAAAGTTTTTGATAACGATAAACCAATGATACTCGCCGGAACATACACGATGGAAAGTATGATGAACTTTTTAACTGGTTGTAGATTTAGTATATCAACAACAAACACCAAAGTGCCTTTCTTCGGAATGTTCATCACACCAAGATTTGAATATGCTCAGATAGAAAAGAACTTGATGACTATTCCAATTTATGATAAAACATATATTGACTTGTTCAAAGGAACAGAATTTGCTGAATTAGTTTTGTCTTATGATATAAATGATTTGGAAAATTCGTTAAAAAGTCTTATATTGGAGATACAAAGATTAGAACAAGATGAAGAAGAATATAACAGAAGAAGATTGAGATTGATAAGATTGACCAGAGACATGAATAAACTTGATAACTTTATTCGTGATATGCAAACGATAGTTTCAAATGGTAAACGAAATAAAGATAATTATTCGGAAGATTGGTTTAATTCTTCATTGGAACAGATGGGTTACAAATTCAAACCGTATCGTAAGATGTTATTGAATATGCAAACCGTTTCCACAAACACAACACAGAAGTTTTTTAACATATAAAGGTTTCACATGGCAAAGAAAAAGATATTATTGTTGTCAGATGATTTGAGACTAACATCCGGCATTGCAACTGTATCAAGAGATATAGTAATTGGAACTGCAAGAGAATTTGATTGGGTTCAAGTTGGTGCGGCTATAAATCATCCAGATAAAGGTAAGGTTATGGATTTATGTGAAGATACTAAAAACATGACTGGAGTAAAAGATGCGTATGTAAAAGTATATTGTAATGATGGGTATGGTGATTCATTTTTATTGAGGAGACTTATTGAAATTGAAAAACCAGATGCAATTCTTCACTTTACAGATCCAAGATTTTGGGGATGGTTGTATAATATGGAACATGAAATACGCCAAAAGATACCACTAATGTATTTGAACATTTGGGATGGTGCTGGTTTGATTGGAGATACCGCAACGGATCCAATGTGGAACAAAGAAGCTTATGCGAGTTGTGATTTATTGATGGCAATTTCAAAACAAACATATGGCATAAATAAAAGAATATTCTCTAGAATAAATGAACCGGCGCCAAGTTATAGAATAACTTATGTTCCACACGGAATTGATACTGGAATATTTTTTCCAATAAATGAAGGACATCCTGATTTTCAAAAAATGGAAGATGAAAGTAAAAAAATTCGAGGAAACAATCCAGATAAATTTGTAGTAATGTGGAATAACAGAAATATTCATCGTAAACATCCCGGTGATGTTGTTCTTGCTTACAAACATATGTGTCAGTTAATTGATAAGAATGGCGGTGATGCTAAAAACAATTGTGTGTTATTCATGCACACGCAACCTATCGATCCAAATGGAACTGATTTGGTTGCTTTAGTTGGAGAATTATGTAATGAATATTCCGTATTGTTTGATGAAAAAGTAATTTCTGGAAATCAATTGAATATACTTTACAACAATGCAGATGTTGTTGTTAATATGGCATCAAATGAAGGATTTGGATTGGGAACAGCAGAAGCTGTTTCTGCCGGAACTCCTATTGTTGTTAATGTAACAGGTGGTATGCAAGACCAATGTGGTTTTATCAATCCAGAAACAAATGATTATTTTACTGCTGATGACTATATTGAAATACACACTTTACATAGAAAAGATGAATGGGGACATTTGAAACATGGTGAATGGGTTAAGCCAGTTTGGCCATCAAATATATCATTACAAGGTTCAGTCCCAACACCATATATTTTTGATGACCGTGCCGATTTCAGAGATATTGGTAATGCTTTATATGAATGGTATAAGACACCAAAACAAGAAAGAACTTCTGCTGGTTTAAAGGGTAGAGAGTTTCTGATGAATGAGGCAGTTGGAATGTCAAGAGACAATATGGCTAATAGAATCATTGTTGATATAAATGCCGTGTTGGAAAACTTTAAACCAAAAAATCGTTTTGAATTATACTTAACATGAGGATGATATGAATTATAGACCACAATTAGCTTTTTGTGCTCCGGTTACTACTGTTAGTGGATATGGCGCACATGCAAGAGATATACTTTTATCTTTAATAAAAATGGATAAGTTTGATATAAAAGTTATGTCTATAAATTGGGGGGAAACTCCAATGAATGCTTTGGATGAAAATAATCCAGAACACAAACTTATATTGGATTTAATACATAATGGATCACTCACATCACAACCAGATATTTGGATGCAATGTACTATACCAAATGAATTTCAAAAAGTTGGTAAATATAATATCGGAATAACAGCAGGTGTAGAAACTGACATATGTTCTCACGAATGGATTGAAGGTTGTAATAGAATGGATTTAGTAATTGTTCCATCAAAACATGCAAA